CGTCGCCATGAAGGCGGCCACCGAGCCGGTCGCGATGATCGACGCGCCGGCGTGAAGGTGCTTGATGCTGGCGTGAATCAAGTTCATCACGCCGAGCAAGTCAACGTCGACCGCGTCGACGAACGCCTGGGGTGGAAGGCCTGCGGTCATCGGGCAGATACCGGCGTTGGCGACCACGATGTCGCCCGCCGTCCCCGCCGCGCCCCCGCCCGTGGTGACCAGGGCCACGGTGTCCGTCCGCACCCGGCCGCTGGCCCCGTTGCCCCCGCCGCCTCCGGGGTACCACCCGCCCGGGGACCCCGGGGCGGCCCCCCCGTTGACGTTCCACGCCCCGCTCCCGGCGTGGCTCTCTGCCTGGCGCCACAGCGAGCCCCCGGCGCCCCCGCCCCCGGCCCCGCCCCCGGCGTAGCCGTAGACGTTCCCCACCCCGCCCTGTCCGCCCTGGGCCTGGACCGCCCCGTTGTTCTGGACCAGGGGCCCGGTCATCTTGAGCGCCCCGCCCCCCGGACCCCCGGCGCCTGCGGCCGCTTGGCCTCCGGTCCCCAGCCCGGCGTTGTCCACCCGGCCCCCGGCCGACCCGGCGACGGCCCCCATCGTGCCGTGGCTGGTGGGGTCGCCCACCGGGCCCCCGTTGGCCTGGACCCCCACGCTGCCCACCGACAGCTGTCGCACCTCGCCGTAGCTGCCGCCCCCGCCCCCGGCGCCCACCCCACCGTCCACGTCGGTGGGGTAACTCTCCCCGCCCTTACCCCCCTTGCCCCCGTTGACGTACACGTTGACGCTCTCGGCGTGGTAGTGGCCCTGCTGGATCAGCTTGCCCCCGGCGCCGCCCCCGCCACCCCCGGACGCGCCCTCTCTGGAGTTCCCGGCGCCATCTGCCCCTTGCCCCCCGCTGCTCTCGTAGTTCCCGCTCCCGAGGATGTAGTTGGCGATTACCACCAGCGTGGCCCCCGACGTTCCGCCCGGCCCGGTCGGACCGACGGGGGACTGGGTGAAGTCGTTGCCCCCACCACCCACGCCGCCCCCGCCGTTGACGTTCTGGGCCCACGGGTCGCCCCCCGCCCCCCCGTTGCCCCCGGAGCCCCCGATGGGGGGCGTGCCGCCCCCGGCGCCCTGCTGGTTGGCGCCCCGCCCCCCGGCGCCGTAGCCACCCCCACCACCCCCACCACCCCCGGCCCGGCCGGTGCCCCCCGGGCTCCCGGTGTAGTACCCGTCCTCACCCTTTTGCCCAGGGTTGGTGCCCCCCGCGTTGTTGTTCCCGGGGGTCCCCCCGTTGCCCCCCCGGGAGTTGCCGTCGAAGACGCCGCTGTTCCAGTTGAAGGAGTTGATGCACTTGACCACGACGAGCCCATTGACGTACACCCGCCCGCCCGAAGGGAGCCAGAAGTCGGTGCAGTTCAGGACCGTCCCGTTGCCATAACTCCCGCCGTTGCCCGGCGCCTGCTGCCCGTTGGCCCCGTTGCCCACGTCCAAGCCGGAGTGCGTCCCCTGCCCCCCCGACCCACCGGAGGCCCCGCACGCCCCTAGCCCCAGCGGGTCGTTCTGGGGCACGGAGGACAGGTTGTCGTAGGCCGACCCCCCACCCCCGGCCCCCCCGGGGAAGTTGCCCCCGCCGCTGGCGCCCCCCGCGCCGTTGCCGTTGTGGCCGCCGCCGCCGCCACCCCCGCCGCCGGAGGGGAGGCCGGAGCCGGTGTTGCCCCCGACCGCCCCCGTCCAGGGGGTGGAGTGGACGTACTGCTGGGTGGTCTGGATGATCGCCCCCGGCTGGATGTCGATGTACTGGGTGGCCTTGATCCAGCAGGGGTTGGCCGTGGTGACGGTCTCCCCGTTGCGGACGGTGAAGGTGGTGAAGTTGTAGGTCGTGGCCCCCAGGCTCCCCCCGCCCAGCCACGCCCCGTTGGCCCCCGTGCCGTAGTCCAGGGTGTTGTCCTTGCCCGCGCCCCCCGTACCCCCGGCGGCCCCCCGGCACGTCGCGTCCGGGGCGGCGTTGAGGGCCAGGGCCAGCAACCCCGAGCGGGTCCCCCCGCCCCCACCGCCCGTGCCCCCGGACCCGTTCTGCCCGGTGGTCCCGGTGAGGCCGTGCCCGCCCCCGCCACCCCCACCCCCGCCGTTCTTGCCCCCGGGGCTGCCTCCGTTGCCGCCCTCGGTGCCGACCGTCCCGGTCGGGGGCAGGAAGGCCAGCACCGCCCCGGCCTGGACCTCCAGCCGACTGGCCTTGAGCACCGTGTCGCTGGGCACGCTGAGGGTGCCGGACACCACCCGTAGCGTGTCGTAGTTCTTGGTGCCGCTACCGATAGTGGTGTCGGTCGAGACGACCAGGTCGCCGTCTACCCCGGTGGAGGGGACCAGGCCGGATGGCACGGGCACAGCGGTTCGTCCTCCTCGCTCACATCAGGGCGTAGTCGATCTTGTAGGTCCACGAGCCCGTGCTGGAGTGGGTGACCCCGATGGTCCAGGCGGGCGGGACGGGGACCCCGGCCCAGGCCCCCCCGAGGGTGACCCCCGCCGAGGAACTCCCGGCCCCCGGGGCGATGAGGTAGTGGTAGGTCCCGTTGGTGCTGATGGTGGGGAAGGTGGCGAGGGCCGCCCCCGACCCGGCGGTGACCTGGCCGGGGATGCCGCCCCAGAAGGTCAGGGCCAGGGTCTGGGCCCCCGGGTTGGCCGTCACGGTGACCACCAGGTAGAGGGCGTCGTTGACGCTGGCGCCCCCCGCGCCCACCGCGCTGGTGGCCGGGGCGATGGGGGCCACCGTCGCCGTCCTGGCGGCCGAGGGCAGCAGGTTGCCGTACCGGGGGTAACTGGACACAGCTGTCTCCCTCCTCCTCGAGCCCCGCGCCTCACCCGTAGACCAGGGCCACGTTGAGCATGTAGGCGTCGCCGGGGAACCGCGTCCCGGCGGCCACCTCCTTGGCGTCGTCCCGCTTCAAGGCGTAGGTCACCACGTCCCCCGGCTGGGGCAGGCCGGTGTTCCACACCAGGGTGGTGCGCTTGTGGAGCGAGGCGCCCCCGGCGGCCACGGTCAGGGTCTGCTGGGCCACCTCCGTCCCGGCGGCGGTGAACGCCTGGTCGGGCGGGGTGACCTTGGTCAGCATCGTCCAGTTCACCCCGCCCGAGGCGGGGGTCACCGTCCAGGTCACGTAGATCGTGATCGGCGTCCCGCCGTAGTTGCTGGGGATGACGGTGGTCAGGGTGGCGAGGTCGTTCCCCGCCGAGCGGTAGGTCAGCACGTCCACGAAATCCCCGCCCAGGGTCACCTGTTGCAGTAGGGCTTGGCCCGTCCCCTGGGTGGTCTTCCAGGCCGGGCCCGGCACCATCATCCCCGGGGTGCCCACCGGGGCCCCGGGGTTCGACCCCGAGCGCAGGTACAGCCGGTCGTTGGCCCCGAGGTAGAGGAGGCCCAACCCGACCCCCGGGGCGGGCGGGTCGCTCACCTGGCGGGGCAGCAGGAGGGGGTTGGTGAAGCGCTTGGTGCCCCCGATGGTCTGGTCGGCGCCCGTGTTGACGGCGGCCACCACGATCCCGGTCGTGGCCCCCCACCAGCGGAAGTCGTCCCCGGTGACGGTGATGTGCCCCGGCGCGGTGGGGGTCGAGGCGGCGTCGATCCGCCGCACCGGGAGGCCCCGGCCGGTGTCGTGGGTGTGCTCCTCGGTCGCCTGCTGGAGGCGCCAGATGTCCTCGGGTTCCAGGATGTCGGGGTCGGCGTCCGCGATGGCGAACTGGGTCCCCGCCACGGTGTAGTTCACCGAGAGGGTCTTGGTGGAGTCCGGGTAGGTCGGGGTCATAGTTGTCGCAGCGCTCCGTAGGTCAGCCCGCGCAGGTTCCCGTAGGTGTAGGCCCGCAGGCGCCCGTAGGTCCCGTAGACCGCCCCCGCGCTGTCCTCCGCGAAGGACACCCGCAGTGCGGAGACCCACTTCTCGGCCCGCTCCCACCACCCCATGGTCTCGCCGTAGTCGTAGACGGAGACCATCTTGATCTCCTCGTCGGGGAGCACCAACTCCACGATCTCCCCGCTCTCCGCGAACTGGCGGACGTGGTCGCGGATGCGCTGGGCCCCCCGCCGCAGGGGCGTCCCGTCCCGGCACACCAGCCCGTCCTCGGCCAGGACGATCAGGTCGAAGGTCTGCTGGAGGTCGGTGGTCAGGCGCCAGCGGACGGAGAAGGAGGAGACCAGGGGGCTCTTGGCCGGATCGACACAGGTCAGGTCGAGGCGGAAGGCCCCCGTCTTGCAGGCCGTCCCGCCGGGGAAGTCGATCCGCTCGCTGGGCACGGTGTCGAAGTGCCCCGCCAGGTCGATCCAGGGCATCCCCGAGGCGGCGTCGGCGCTGACCGGGTCGAGGCGGTACCGCGCCGTGACGTAGTTGGCGCCGTTCAGGTTGTCCCCCGACACGGCGGCGTAGCGCAGGGGCTTCACGTCCCCCGGGAACCCGGCGTGCCAGTTGGGGAACACCACCCAGGAGCCCTCCACCGAGAAGCGGTACTGGGTGCAGGAGGCCGGGTCGGGGGTGCAGGGCAGGACGAACCACCCGATGGAGCCGTCCCGCAGCCCGAGGTACATCCGGGTGTGGTCGTTGGGGGCCAGGTAGGTGCTGGCGAACAGCGCGGTGACCCGGTTGGCCGCGATGGGGGTGATGATCGAGCCGTGCCACGCCTCCACCCGCACCGGCTCCCCCCGCTCGTTGGGCTGGTGGCTGCCGTACTTCATCAAGTAGGCGGTGTCGGTGTCGGGGTCCCACATCCCGGTGTAGGCGTGGAAGTTGGCGTGCCCGGCGAAGGCCGTGGTGCGCCCCTTCACCGGGTTGCCCAGGGTGCCGTAGCGGTTGGGCCCCACCTCGGCCAGGGTGAAGTCGGGGTCCAGCTTGTACAGGCTCTCCCCGTAGCGGACGTAGAGGTCGTTCATGAAGGCGCCCCAGTTGGCGCCGTTCCCCGCCCGGGGGGCGTACTTGAGGAAACTGAAGTAGTGGACGCTCTCCCCGGCGGCGTCCACCGAGTAGATGCCGTCCTGCTTGAAGACCACCAGGGTGCCCAGGGCGGTGGGGGTGAGGGCGGTGATCGAGGCCGTGCGGTCCCCGATCAGGTACTGGTTCTCGGCCCGCCAGTTGCCCGCGTCCCAGGGGTCGGTGTCCACGTCCACGGTCGAAACCTGGTTGCGCCCGTTGGCCCGGTAGAGGTCGCGCCCGATGACGCAGAAGTTGCGGGCGGTCAGGTTGGCGTGCTGGGTTAGGGTGGTGCCGTCGAACCGCCACATCGGTACGTCGCGGTAGTTGCCCTCCTGGTCGGGTGGGTTCGGACCCAGCGTGATGGGCTCGGTGGGCAGCTGGCTCACCCCCGGTACGATGGGGTGACTCGCCCCCTCACCCGCGGCGGCCTCGGTCCCCGGGTAGAAGTTGGTGGTGTCCAGGACCGCGATGTAGGCGTAGGCGGGGACGGTGTCCGCGAAGGCGTTGCTGCTGAACACCACCACGTCCACCGCCCAGCGGTTGGCCCCGAAGGTCCCCACGGTGGTGACGCTGCTGTCGCTGTCCAGGCGCTGGAGGTACTCCCCGTTCAGGAAGTACAGCTTGCCCCCCAGGTCGAAGAACTTGGTCACGCCCCAGGTGCTGTTGCGGGAGCCCGGGGTCAGCTTGGACAGCTGTGGCCCCTGCATGGCGATCCGGGAGGCGACCGAGCAGTCGGCGTTGATCGCCCAGCGGTAGCGCCCCTCGGGCCGCGAGGGGTCCTCGTCCTCCACCTGGAGTCCCATCCCCAGGTGGAACGTGCGCCAGGTCTGGGTCCTCCCGAAGATGGGGTTCTGGGCGTTCTCCCCGTAGTCGGTGGGGGCGACGTTGGCCTGGTCCTCCGGCTTCTGGGCGGTCACACTGGGGGCCCCGTTCTTCCGGGTGCTCCCCAAGACCAGGCCCACCCGGTCGAGCGTGGCGTGGTACGGCCACGGCCGGGTGCGGGGGCGCCCCCGCTTGTAGACCGGCGCGGCGTGGACGCGCCCGTAGGTCAGGGTCGTGGTAGGGGCCGGGACGAGGGCCACCTCAGTAGGCCCCCACGTACCACCCGCCGCGGATGGGGGTCAGCAGGGTCATCGGGGGCAGGGTGAAGTACTGCTGGGAGAGGGTGGTGAACTGGGCGGCCACCTTGCTCTGGTTGCTCTCGGCCTCCTGCCGGTTGCCCGCCGCCACCACGTCCCCGAAGGTGTCCCAGAACTCCACCAGGGCGCCCATCGCCACCCAATCGTCCGGCACCGGGCCCTCGTGGACCTCCTCGATCACCCCCGCCCGTTCCCCGAAGACGCCGGTAGCGTCGTCGCGGCAGTGGTCGTAGGCCCGCTTGAGGCAGCGCAGGACGAGCACGTTCTCCACGTTGTTGCCCGTCCAGACGTTCTGCCAGCGGAGGTACATGCTGCGCCCTTGGGGCTCCACCCACCCCCGGAAGGTGGGCTGGGTCATGTCGATGTCCCCGGGGTCCTCCACGGCGGCGGGGTCCACCACGGCGGCCCCCCGCACCCAGCGGTAGTCCAGGAGCCAGGGCGCGTAGGGGGTCAGGTTGAGGGCGGTGCTCCCGTCGGTGGGGAAGGCCAGCACCAGGTGGTCCACCACCATGCACCGCTTGAGGCCCTCGTTGACCAGGTCGATCATCTGCTCCCAGGGCTCGATCACCCCGTGCAGTTCGTAGGGCTCGTCGGTGGCCGGGGCGGTCGTCCACCCGCTGTCCGGCCGGAGGGTCCCCGTCTGGGGGTCGTAGCCCAACTCGGCCACGATCCGGACCCGGTCCTCGGCCGGGGCCGTGGGCCGCAGCAGCCACTTCCCCGAGAAGAGGTCGCCCTGGTCGAGCGACGACTTGACGGGGTAGTTGTCGTCTTGCAGGAAGCTGGTGCTCCCCGCCTGCACCAGCGAGGCCAGGAAGTTACCCGTCTCCCGGGCCACCCGGCGGCGGTAGCGCCCCAGGCTGTAGCCCTCGGTGGGGGTCCCGGTGTCCGGCGGGGCGACGATGGGGGTCAGGACGATGGGGCACACAGCTGTCTACCTCCTCACCGCCGGGGGGCGCCCGGCCGCACCTGGGCCTCCCCCACCGCCAGCTGCCACGCCCCGGCGGCCAGCCACGCCGGGGTCCCGTGGGCGGTGACGAACCCCCGCCACCAGGCGTTGCCCTCCTGGCTGCGGAGGGCCATCTGGATCAGGTCGCCCACCGCCTCGGCGGGGATGGGCAACGGCTCGGGGGGTTTGGCCTCCCCGTTCGTCCCCTCGGCACCGTCCACCGCTGGCGCCCCCTCGGTGCGGATGTCGGTCATCAGACGCCCATCCCCCACAGCTTCTTCAGGAACTGGGTGGTGCGGAGGGCGTTGGCGATGTTGACCACCTCGGCCATCGCGCTCTTGAACTCGTCGCCCGTCCCCTCGGGCAGGCCGAGGGCCTCCAACTCGGCCGCGGTGAACGCCTCGCTCCACACCCGGATGGAGTCGAGGGCCTCGGTCGCCTTCTTCAAGTTGGTGGCGTGGAACCCGGCCTGGGCGTTGGCCTGCTGCCCGGTGACCTGTTCCCCGATCTGGGGCGGGGGCGGGGGCGGTTCGGGTGGGGTCATGCTCGTGTTGCCTCCAGTTGGGCGATGCGCTTCAGGGCGTCTTGCAGGGCGCAGGCGACGACGGCGAGGTCGGCACCGTTGTTCTTGCTCTTGCGGTCGGCCAGTCCGAAGAGGTCGTGAACACGGTGGTCGGGGGAGCCCAGGATGTAGCCGTTCTGGCGCCTGGTATGGGCCGTCTCGACTACCTGTCGCTGGTAGAGCGCCTGCTGCTCGTCCCACGCCCGGTCGTCCGTCTCCGCGTCCCGCCCCGGCGCCACCGGGTCGAGGTAGGCGAACGAGGTCCAGTCCGTCTCCAAAACGGCCGACGCACAGGCCGCCGGGTCGAGGGGGGCGATGTCGGTCTTGGCCTCGACCGAGGAGGTCTGGATGGTGCCGGTGGTGGCATAGAGGGCGACCCAGCGGTGGTCGGAGTAGCCCCAGTGACAGGTGTTGTCTCGCTCGCCCATGAGGACGTTCCCCCCGGCGTCGAGGAACACGTAGCTGGTGGGCGTCTTCAGGTAGAGGTGGTTGCCGCTGATCGCCTGGAACTGCGTCCCCTTGAAGATGCCCCCGGTGTCGATGGTGACCCCCGTGTCCCCGCCCCAGTAGGACATCGTCATCACGCCCGTGGCACCCGAACGCCAGCCCACGTAGTAGTTGTTCGTGGCCTCGGCCAGCATGATCGACTTGCCCCCACCGACGATCACCTCGCCGTTGGCGGTGAGCGCCCGGACGCCCGCGTCCGGGCTGAGGTTGAGCATCCCGGTGGCGCCCAACTCCATGTGCTGGGTGAGGGCGGGAACCGTCCCGGCGTTCCCGGAGGCTGAGGTGTACCAGCGGTGGACGCCATTGAAGCCGATCTGGAAGAAGCCGCAGCGGCCCGTGTTGATGAGCGTGATCCCGGCTCCCGCGTATCGGGCGTTGTGGACGAGGGCCGCCGTGCCAGAGTTCGGATCGCCCCCGTTCCCCGCGTTCGCCCAGACCACCCCTAGCCCCCCGACCTTCAACTGGGCGAGCCCGGCGTTCCAGTCCGTCCCGACCGGGGCGTCCCCAACGGCGGCCAAGTACGACGTGACGAACGAGGGCATGTTGGCCTCGGGGGTCATGACGAGGGTGCCGTTGTTGTCCAGGAACATGTGCCGGGTGAAGACGGTCTGGACCGCCCCGGCGGCGACGGAGGGCTGGTGATACCAGGAGAAGCCCGACGACGGGGAGACGCTGTAGACCTTGCCGATCCCGGTCACGATGGCCCGGTTGTTCGTCCCGTCCATGTAGCTGTTGGACTTGATCTCGATGGTGGTGTCGGTGGTGTTAGACACCAGCGCCCCGGCCTGCCCGATCTGGATCGCCCGCTGGCTCGGGCCCCACGCTGGTGGGGTGACCCCCACCCCCACGTTGCCCGTGGGGCCGCTGATGACGAACTTCCCGACGCCCGCGTAGCCGAAGTTCAAGTAGTTCGGGGAGCCGCTGGCCGCCCCGAACTTGAGGAAGGCGTTTTGGGTGCCGTCGTTGTTCTTCCACTCGAACCCGAAGTCGTAGGTGGAGCGGATCAGCCCCGCCGTGGCCGGGTTCGTCCCGAGGGCCAGGTACTGGGCCACATCGACGCGCTCCCCGTAGACCGTGCCCCACCGCCCCGAACCGCTGGCCCCCAGGTTGTAGGTATTCCCTGGGTTCACCAGCAGGTTCCCGGTCAGGGTGCCCCCGGTCAGGGGCAGGTACGCGGCGGCCGCCGCCGCGGGGGTGAGGTAGCGGGCGTCCCCCGCGCTCTGGGTCAGCAGGGTGGGGGGCACGTCGGGGATCGTGAGCACCTGGCGGGGGGACATCAGGCCACTCCTAGCTGCGCCCTAAGGGCGGCGACCTGGGCCGCCAGGGCTTGGATCGCGGCCAGGGCGAGTGACGCCGTCGTGTTTGCTTCCACTTCGGCCGAGGTCACCACCTCGCCGGGCTCTGCGCTCCTCCCCCTGGCCCGGCGCCCCACGAACAACCGGGGCGGGGCCTCGGAGAACCCGACGTGGAGCATCGTCTGGTCGGGGTCGTCACCGGTCGGGCAGGCCATCTCGTAGGCGATGACCCGCGTGTCCAGCACTTGCTTGAGGGCGTCTTCGGGATCGACCGGCACCATCCCCAGCTTCTGGCTAGGATCGCTGGTCTGGATGGCCCCGTTCGTGGCGTAGACGGCCGTGTAGCGGTTGCTGCTCAGGCCGCTCGCCACGCTGTTATCGGGTTGGGGGTAGACCGACCCGGCCGCCCGGTAGATGGTGAGCATGGCCGACCCGCCCGCGCGGAGGTCGTAGCCGCTGGGGGAGTCGATCTGGGTGTTCCCGCCCCCCGTGAAGGTGAGCCCCCCCGTCATGCTGACCGCTCCCCCTTGGTTGATGCTGAAGCGGAGGGCGCCGAGGGTCTTCTCCCACAGTTCCCACTCGTCGGACGGGCCGACCATGTTCGCCCACAGGTTCGCCCCGTTGCGCTGCCAGAACACCCGGTGCCCCCGACCGCTGTCGTTGGGATTGATGACGAGGGGGTACGCCCCGGCGTCCGGGTACAGGGTGAGGGTGCCGCTGGCGTTGATGTTGAGGCGTTGGGCGAAGCTTTGTATCGCCCCTGCCGCCACGGAGGCGGCTTTGGCAACCCCGAACGTTCCGTCCCCGAACAGCGCCAGGTACACCCCCGTCCCGGTGTAGCGAGCCTTGAAGTTTCCGTCGTAGTAGGAGTTGTTCAGCAGGTAGAAGCCACCCGCCCCAGCGGGGCTATTCGCCATGAGGGCTCCGGTGCTACCGAGTTGGAGCCCGGTGTAGCCCGCAGCCCACGCATCCGGGTTGACCCCCACCCCCAGGTTCGTGTCCACCCGCAGCGCCCCGGTCGAGGGGCGGGACAGCTTGGCGGTGGCGTCGCCCGCGAAGGTCAGCCCGGTGTTGATGTCTACGTCGGTCGTCCACAGCTTGCGCCAGCGGTTGGCCGAGGTACCCAGGTCGCGGGTGTTGGTCGTGGTGGGGGTGAAGGACGACTGCGTGCGGAGGTCGTTCGCGCCATTACGGACGAGGCTCGCGTCCGTGTTCGCGCTGCCCAGCCCCCACTGGATGGCGTTCGCGGTGAGCATCATTTTCGGATTGGTGTCGCCGGGCGTCCAGATGTACACCCCGGCGCCAGTCAGCGTCAGGGGCTGGAACTCGGTGTTGACCGTCACCTTGCCCTGGTCGCGGTCGATGACCAGCACGTTCTGGGTGACCCCGTTGTTCCACACCGCGTCGAGCACGAAATCAGCGCCCACGTCGGGCGTGCCCTCGGCCTGGGCGTCCTTGACGCCCAGCCGCCAGCGGTCGGCCCCGTTGGTCTGCCACTTGATCAGCCGGTCGGTCAGGTCGGCCCCGGAGCGGGCCAGGTCGCCGGTCATCGTGTCGCCGCTCACGTTGACGAAGCGGGCGTCCGAGGTGGCCTGGTCGTAGGTGTTGGTGGGGACGGAGGTGCCCCGCTCGGACAGCACGATCACCTGTTCCCCGGCGGCGAAGGCGTCGGTGAAGGTGATCGTCGCCCCCGCAAGGGAGTAGTGGCCCAGGGCCGCCGACTGCTCCACCCCGTTCCGCGCCACCTGGAGGACGGAGTTGGGGGTGCTAGAGAGGGTGACCGTGGTGGCGCCCGCGCCGGGGGAGAACTCCTGCCGGTTCAGCACCGTTACGTTGGCAGTGGTCAGGGTGGCGAGCAGCCCCGTCGCGTCCCAGGTCAGGATGTTGCCCGCCGAGGGCGAGACGACCAGGGGCTTGCTGGCGACCGTGGCCGAGTTCATCGTCACGTTGCCGGGCACGGTCAGCTTCGGCCCGATCCGGTCGAGGGACAGGATGGGGGAGGCTCCCCCGCTCGACCAGACCGTCCACTGCTCGGCGTAGGGGAAGATCGAGTAGTTGTTCCCCGACGCGCTCCAGTCGTAGAGAATGACCCCGCCGCCGGGGCCTGTGGTGGCGAAGCCCGATCCGCTCGCAGCGAAGGCGGTGCCGTTCAATTGCCCCGTCATCGTGTCGCCGGTCACGTCCACGAACTTGCTGTCGGCGGCGGTCTTGGCGTAGGCCCCCACGTCGTTCGCCACCAGGTTGACCACCCCGACGTAGCCGTTCACCGACTGCACCGGGGCGGCCGCGGACAACTCCTTCCAGTTGATCAGCGCCGTCGCGGGCTCAGCGGCCAGGATGTACGACTTCCCGGTGTCCGTCCTGATCGCCACGTCCCCGGTCTGGGCGGGGAGGGCCAGCATCTCTGCCTGGCTCGCCACGACGAAGGTGTCCGTGATGGCGAGGGGCGGGAGATGCACCGTGGGGATCAGCCGGTTGGGGTCGAGCGGGGCGTAGCCCGAGGGCTGGCCCTTCTCGCTCTCCTGCTGGTACTGCGGGAGGGGGTCGGGCTGGGTCCAGGTGGACAGCTGGAGATACCGCCCGTCGCCCTCCGGCTGGGTCAGGTAGACCGGGTGGGGGTCGGCCGCCGCCTCGTGGGCGGCGATGGCCTCGGTCACGTCCTCGCTGGAGGCGATGACCTCCGGGGGCCACTCCAGGTCGATCACCTCGGTGACCTCGACCAGGCCCGCCTTCTGGGCGACGATCTTCACCCGGTGGGGCTCGTCGGCCCAGACCTCCAACTCCCCCGTGCCCCCCGTGATATAGGGCACCGGGAGGGGCGTGGTCGCCGTCTGGTCGGCGTAGAGGGGGAAGGTGATCGGCGTCAGTGGGCCGCCGTCGTTGTCCTCGTAGAACCGGACGGCGGCGTTGTCCAGGAGGACGACGCCGTACGGTCCTTCCGCCACGATGCTGTCACGAAAGAAGGATCGGGGCACCGTAGACCTCCGCGTGCTGGCGGCCGAAGCTAACTAACAACCCACCCCCTAGGGGGGCGTTAGTTAGTTAGCAACGGGGGACGGGTCAACAGCTGACGACTATTCGACGGGCGGGTCAGGGTCGTACCTCGGGAAGTCGTTGGGGTTGATCCCCTTGATCCGGCGCAGGGTACCACCCTGGAAGAGGGCCGCGTTGAGGCGCCGCTTCCGGCGCCGGATGACCAGGGGGATGTAGACCCCGGTCTGGGCCCGGCGGTTCAGCATCATCGCGGCCGCCACGCTGATGTCCCGGTGGACCCGGGGGTAGTCCTTGGGGTTGATCCCCAACTCCCAGATGGCCCGCTGCTCGGGGAGGCCGAGCCACCACAAGCCGTCCACCGTGTCTGGCGTCACGGCGTCGCCCTGGAGCGGCGCGTACTCCCCCAGCAGCGAGCCGTCCGCGGGGTGGAACACCGGCATGGCCTCGGACAGCTGGCGACGGTTGAGGGCCTCCAGCGCCGCCCGGGCCTTCTTCTCTTCCTCCTCGATGAACACCCGCCGGGCCTCCACCGCGGTGATCACCGGGGTCCCCCGGGGAATCGGGACCGGGTGCTTGGGCCCGGGGGTGTAGGCCCCGGTGGGGATCGGCGGGGGGGCCTCCAAACTGTCGTAGACCTCGGTCTCCGAGGGTCGTGCGACGCGCTCCTGCCCGGTGGCCTGCTCGTACTGCACCCCCTGGCCCGGCTCCTTGGTGCGGACGGTGATCTCGTCCGACTGGCCGGGGACCAGCTTGGGGCGCACCACCCCCTCCGGGGGGGTCTCCGGGTTGCGGTCCTGGGCGGCGTCGGGCGGGGAGACCCCCAGGGCCTCCCCGACCGCCTCGTTGATGTCCTTCCAGATGGAAGGCTGGAGATCGTCCGTGTCGCCGGGCATCAGGCCGTCGGCGTCGGCTCCGGGGTGGTGCCGACGTTCTCGGCGGGCGACGTGGCCGTCCCGGTCGGCGAGGGCGGGGTGGGCTGCGGGACGCCGGAGCCGTCCGAGCCGGTCGCGCTGGCCGTGGGCTGGGCCTCCGGGGCGACGGGCTGGGCCGCCGGTTCGGGGGCGATGTTGTAGGCTTCCCAGCCCTCGGCCTTGAGCGCGGTGTACCCGGCGAGCGGGTCACCCCGGAGCATCTCGTCGGACTCCTCGGGGAGCAGCCTGCCCTCCAGGTTCTCCCGGTGGGCGGCCAGCTGCTCCAAGTCAGACCAGGTGCCGGTCATCTTCCGCAGGGCCACCTCCATGGCCTGCTTGACCACCTCGCTGTCGTCGGGGCTGGGCAACTCCTGGGGCTGCTGCCCGAGCATGGTCACGGCGGCCTGCCCCGCGGGGTTGCCGAACCACGGGGAGGTGCCCCGGCGGGCCGGGTTCTCGGCCACCTCGACGTAGGTGAATCCCTTCTTCTCGTACTGCTCCCGGTGGACCGGGTCGGCCTGGAGGACGACCTCGTCGCCGTCGTCCCCGGGGCGGGTGTACTTCCCCCACTGGGTCATCGTCTACTCCTCATCCATCCGGTTGTTGTCCGAGAGGTAGCCCTGCTGGCGGGACAGCGCCTTGCGCCGGTAGAGGTCCTCCCCGGACGCCAGTTCCACGTCCTTCACGTCGTCCTCCTCCCGGTACCGGTCGGGGACCTCCCGCTGCCGGGCCTGGAGCAGGGTGAAGTTGACGCTCTGGTGGGCCTGGAGTTGCTTGAGCAGCACCTCCAACTCGTCGGTGGGGGTGAAGGACAGGTCGCCGGACAACTCCACCGAGGGGTTGCGGGCCGCGATGTTGCGGATGGTGGTGATCAACTCGGCCCGGCGCCGCTGCTGTTGGAGGATCAGCTTCCGCACCGCCGGTTGGACCACCTCCCGCTTGAAGCCCCCCTGCCCGTCCGGGACCATCCGGGTCTGGTCCTTGAGGTAGGTGTCCACCTCCTCCTGCCGGAGGACGACGTAGCCCTTGTCCTCGTAGTAGGCCCGGTTGGCGGGGTCGCCCTGCAAGCGCACGATCTCCCCGTTGTGCTTCATGTACCACAGCGGGGCGTTGTTGTAGGCGGGCGCCCGCGGGGGGCTCTTCTCCACCACCTGGGTCCGCGACCGCAGCTGCTGGAGCAGCGGGTGGTCGGTGTTGTAGCCAATCGGCGGGGGCGGGATGTTGGTGCTCACCGTGCGGAACACCCCGTCGTCCCCCTTGACCATCCGCAGCAGTTCCCCGTTGGGCCCGAACGCCTCGATGGTGTCGGGGTCCCGCACGGGCCCGCTCGCCAACGGGGCGGGCACGCGCAGCCCCCCGGTCGCCGTGGTCTCCTCGGCCTCCGGGTCGGGGACCGGCTCGACCACAGCTGGCGACGGGTTCCAGGCGCCCCGCGGGGTGGCCCGGGAGAGACGGGGGTTCGTCATCGGCTACCCCTTGCCCTTCACGTAGACGCCGTAGTCGTCCCGCAGTTCGCCGTGCCCGAAGATTTGCTCCGACGCCACCTTCCAGGTGAAGAAGTCGATGTCATAGAAGAGGTGCATCTTGGGCTCGCGCTGCATCACCAGGGCGTAAGCGTCCTTGCAGAACAGGGACATGTCCGCCTGCCCGGCGGCGGGCTTGTTGAGGTTGGTGGAGACGTAGGGGGTGACCCCGTAGATGGACGAGCCGATCTGGCCGTTGTTGACCTGGGTGCCCCCGCCGTTGGAGCCGTCGCCCCGGTAGAGCACGTTGGTCCACTTCTCCAGGCCCAGCTTGTCGTTCTTCTCGGCCGGGGACATGACCAGGTTGCGCCCCTCGGAGGGTACGTCCAGGTCGTCCAGCCACTGGATCGCGTCGCGCAGGTCCTGGTCGCTGAAGGGGGTGCCCAGGGTGCCCACGGAGTGGGAGAACCCGGCGGCCGCCATCGACAGCTGGGTGTCGATGTCCTTGGCGAGGGCGTAGGCGATCTTGCGCTCGTACTCGCTGCGGAGGTTGATCTGCGACTGGACCTGGACGATGTCCTCGATACCGATGGCCGCGTAGTCCCAGATGTTGAGGACCAGCGTGACCTTGGTCTCCGCGACGGTCTCGTAGGTGATGGCGGTGTTGATCGTCTTGGCTCGGGTGGAGAGGTCCGAGATGGTGGCGATGAACACCTGCTTGCCGACCTTGGCCTCCCGCTCGTACTCGCGGTTGACCAGCTTGGCGAAGACGAGGTTCTTCTCTTGCTTGACCAGGACGTTCTTCGACCAGATGTCCGGGGAGAACACCGGGTCGGCAATCGCCTTGTCGATGAACTCGGTGACGCCTACCGTGGGCATCGCCCACTCCCTTCCTATTTATATGCCACGACCGGTCGTCTGCATCGTGCGGGGGTTGATCGCCCGGGTCGGCTTGTAGACGTACCCCGGCTTGAACACCCCCTTGTCCACGTCGTAGACGACCTCCCAGTCTTCCGGCCCCATCCGGGCGATGTCCTCGTCGGTGATCGTCTTCTGCTTCTGGGGGCGTCCCCCGCCACTGTCGGCCACCGGTTCCGCTCCGTTCAACTCGGCCAGCGCACGACTCCGCACGGCGGGGGTCACCTCCCGCTCGACCTGTTTGCGGGTCTCCGGGTTGGCGGCCAGGTGCGCCGCCTGCGCCTTGATCAGTTCGGGCAGCCAGCGCTTGAACCCGTCCTGCCAGCTGGTGCCGGGGGCGAAGTCGCCCACCGCCTCCGACGCGGCGTTGACCACCGCGGGGTCGAAAGCGTTGGCGATCTCGTCCACCGCGGCCTGCACCGACTGGTACGCCTCCGTCCGTGCTTGCGACTGGTACTGGTTGAGGTGGCGTTGCTGGTCATCGACCAACAGGTCTTTGGAGACTTGCTCCCCCAGGGCGTAGAACTCGCCCTTGCGGGCCGCGTCCAGGTACTGCTGCCGCGAGGCTTCGGCGGCCCGGGTGCGCTCCCGCTCGGCCACGATCTCCTGGGCGCGTTGCTCAGCGAGCCGTGACGCTTCCCGCTGGGCGATCTTCTGGGCCATCTCGCCCGCGATCCCAGCGATCCGCTTGTGCTTGCGGAGGACTTCCGGGTCGGCCTTCTCGAGGAGGGCCTCCAGATCGGGGGGCTTCTCCTCGGGCTCCTCTTGGTCGTCGGCCTCCTGGGGCGCGGTCTCAGGGGCCTCCTGGGTCGGCGCCTCCTCCGCAGAGGGGTCCGGCGTCGGGGGCACCCGCTCGGGGCGCTCGACTTCTGCGACCATCGCTCGGCTTTCCGCGGCCACTGCGCCGGGGGTCAGGGCCTCGCCGCGCCGCCCCTCGCCTCGGTCGCTCGCCAGCGGCGTCGGTCGGGGGTCGGGCGGGCCAGGGGGTGTGGCGTCCCGGGTAGTTCCGCTTCAATGTACGACAGGGCTGTGAACCTCGTCCACAGCTGGTTACTTCTTCTTGTCCTTGTCCTTCAGCCACGGGGGCAGGGATTTCCCCTTGTCCCCGGCCTTGCCGGGCTTCGGCTGCGGGCGCGGCGGGTTCGGCATCGCTACTTCTTCTCCCTCTCCGGCTTCCATCCCAGCTTGCGGAGGCCGCCGTACACGTAGCGGTCCTTGCGCTCTGGACTCCAGTCCTTGTGGGCATTGGCCTCCTTGCGGAGGTTCTTTTCGGCCTTCTCGGGCATCCCAGTCCTCCTTCAGCACCAGCAACAGCTGTGGTTCACAAGCCGGGTCGTCTCGCCACCACAAGAGGCGCCCGTAGGTATCGACGGCGATGGACGGCACCGGTCAGATCATCCTTCCGGCGCTGGGCGCCTTAAAGGTGGGGAGGTTCTTGCTGATCGCGCTCTCGGTGTCCTCGGGGCTGTACCCCCCGGCGAAGGAGGTGAATCCCTGGAACCCCTGCTTCTCCGAGGCGTTCCCGCGGAGGTAGTCCTGGGCCCGCACCTTGTTGAGGTTCAGGGCCTGTTGCATCTGGGGCTGGGACATGTACTGCCCGCTGGTGTTGAGGGCCCCGGTCTTGGGCGTGACCCGGTTCTGGAGCAGGGACTGGGTGAAGGCGCTGGTGGTGTACTGGGGCTGGGTGGTCTGGGCCGGGCCCTGGGCTGCCCCCGCCCCCTGCTGGCCCTGGCCCCACCCGGTGGGCCCCTGCTGCTGCTGGGGGGCCCGGAACTGGGCCAGCCGCTGCTGGTACGCCTGCTGGGCGCTCCCGGGGGTCTGCCACGGCTCGATCCCCACCCGCCCGTCCTGGGCCCCGGTCGGGAACCCCGCCGGGGTCGCCTGCGGGAGGGCCTGCCCCTGGTACCCGGGATACCCCTGCGTCATCCCCGCCGACCCGGGGCCGGGCGAGAGGGCCGAGGCGGCGCCCGCGCCCGGGCCGTTCTCGGCCCCCAGCATCCCTTGCCTGGCGGCGTCCTGGGCTTGCTGGGCCTGCTGGAACCAGGTGGCCCACTGGCTCTGGTCCCCCAGCTGGCCGTCCTGCCCCGGGGCTGGTTGCCCCGGGGTCCCGTTCTGGGCCATCGTCCCGGCCCCGGAGACCCCCGGCGGGTTCGTCCACTGCATCGGGTTGTAGCCCTGCTGGCCGTCCACCCCTGGCATACCAGTGGTGTACGGGGCCTGCCCCGGCTGGGGCAGTTGGTTGGTGGCCGGTTGCCCGGCGAGCCCACCCCGGGCGTTGTTCAGCATCTGGGCGTAGATGTAGTCCCTCGGGTTGCTGGCGGCGGCGGCCGCGTCCTTGGCCTGCGACCAGTCCTGGGCCTGCCCGGCCAGGGTGCGCTGGCCGTTTATCCACCCCGTCGCGGTGGTGTCGAACTGGCGCCCCTGCTCGGTCTGCTGGAACTCCCCCGTCTGGGGGTTGACCGTCCCGCCCATCAACTGGGCCATGGCCTGGAGGTTCTGGTTGTTGATCTGCTGCTGCGACAACCCCTCCTGAGCCTGGGCCGACCGCTTCTGCTCCTGGGCCAGGAACTCGTTGGTGAACTGCTGCTTCCACCCCTGCGCCAGCTGCTGCATGATCTGCTCGCGCTGGACGGTGGGGACGCCGTTGAGGTAGCCGGACTGCTCGGCCGCCTTCAGCTGGGCGTTCACCATCGTGTTGACGAGGGTGTTCGCCTGGGCCCAGTACTCCGGGGACATCCCGGAGGGCATGTCGTTCATCATCGGGCCGAGGACGCCCGCGGCCCCCGGGGCCACGTCCCCCGCCCGTAGCCCCCCGTACCCGGCGGTGATGTTGGACGCCGCCGCGTTCTTGGGGCGGATGATCCCCATGTTGATGGCCGACCGGAAGTCGTCGATCACCTTGGGGTCGGCGTTCTGGAGGAACTGGTTGAGCCCGGTCGGCCCGGCGTCCGAGCGCAGGAAAGCGCTCCGCACGGAGTCGGGGACTCGCTCCGACCCCAGGGGGAAGTCCCACTCCGGGGTCTCGGTGCCGACGATCCCGCCCGGTTGCTGGTACTGCTTGAAGAGGTCCTGCCAGTTGAAGCCCGCCATGGCGTTGCTGCTGCCGCCGCTGAAGGTCACGCCGCCCTCCTTCCGGGGACGCGGAAGCCGCCGCCCCCTCCAACCATCGGTCGCTTCAGGCTGGCGACAGCTGTCGCCTTCTTCGCCCTCGGGGGCTTAAAGGGGAGGGCCAAACGCTTGCCGGGGCCGCCCCCGCCACCCTCCTCTTCCTCCGGCTGGGGGGGTTCTGGGGCGGGGGGTGGTGGGGGTGGCAGGGGTGCTGGCGCCGGGGCCGCCGCCATCGCCGGGGCGGGGGCAGGGGCCGGGGCCGCCTCTGGGGCCTTGAACGTGGGCTGGATCACGTTGGGCTGGTCGATGGGCTTGAAGGCGGGCATGCCCCCCGAGACGATGTTCGCCGCCGCCGCCGTGGGCCGGGGCGGGGCGAACGCGGTGCCCTTGGCGTTGGGGTCGGCCAGCCGGTTGTCCCGCACCCCGGCGCGGAGGGCGGCCTGGTCCTTCTCGAAGGGGGCTAGCCCCGCCTTGACGGGGTCGATCACGCTGGCCCCGGTGCCGGACTGCATCGCCAGCCGGTTCAGGCCCTCCGAGCCCACCACCATCCCTAGCCCGGCCATGGCGTTCGCCATCCCGGTGGCCCCCAGGCGGGGCCCGACGGCGTTGGTGGAGGCGTTCTGCATGTTGGCCCGGGCGTTCTGGATCGAGGCCAGGTTCTGGTAGCGGTTGTTCCGCTCCTCCTCGTCCGCCCGCTGGATGTCGATGCCCTCCGACACCTTGTTGTGCCGGGAGGCTTCCTCCTGGGTGTACTGGTTGATCCGGGTCTGGTAGACCTGGGCCGCCTCCTGGGCGTTCCGCGCCCCCGCCTGGATCGCCCCGATGATGTCCTCGTCGGAGGCGTTGGGGTTGCTGGCGACCTTCTGGACGTTGCGCCAGGTCTCCGCTTCCAGGGCCTTCAGCTGGGTCTCGTACTGGTCCTTGTTGGCCTGGACCATCTGGGCCCAGGTCTGGCCCTGCCGGAGGCCGGTCTCGGCCTGGGTGGCGCGGACGTTCTCCTCGGACTGGGCGATCTCGTAGGGCAGGGTGGCGACGGCCTTGTCCGCCTGGGCCTTGGCGAGGCGCCCGGCCTGGACCTCCTTCTCCACCTCGGGCCCGATGAGTTGCTGCACCCGCTGGGTGACCGCCCGCTGGTAGGCGGCCTGGTCGCCCTTCAGCTTGGTGTCGGCGCGGAGGTCGTCCAGTTCGGGGTCGATGCGGGCGGCGATCCGCTGGGCACTGACCTCGTCCAACCCCGCCGCCATCAGGTTGCGCTGGATGATCGACTGGGTCGGCATCCGCTCGGTCTCGGCGCGGTACCGCCCGGTCTCGGCCTCCATCCGCCCCGTGCCCGCGTTGTAGCGCCCGGTCTCGGCGGCGTACTGCTCGGTGTCCGCCCGCTGCTGGGTGATATCGACGGTGCGCTTGTACTGGTCCGCTTGGGCCCGGGCGTAGTCCGCTTTGCCCCGGGCCTCGTCGTAGCCTGGATCACCGGGCTTGTAGCGCTTGAGTTCGTCCTCCAGCTTGGCGGCGTTGGCGTCGTACTGCCGGGACTGGGCGTCGAGGTTGGTCTTCTCCTCCTTGGAGAGGGGCTTCCCGGAGGCCGCCGTGACCGCCGTCTGGAGGGCGGCGGTGTTCTGCTCCTGGTCGGTGCGGGCCTCGGTGAGGGAGTCGGCGGCGTCCTTGGCCGTCTGCTGGGTGACCTTGATCGTGCGCTGGAGGGCGGCGAGTTCCGCCTCCTGCTCCGGCTTCAGCCTCTCCTGCGGGATCGCGGCGAGTTCGGCCATCCTCGCCGTGTCGGTTTGCAGCTTGGTCTGGGCGGCCGTGTTGGCGGTGTCGGCCTTGGCGATCCGGTCCTTGATGGTCGCCGCGTTCTTGTTGTAGATGTCGATCACGTCGGACAGCTGGGTCGCCATTTGCTGCTCCTGTTGCTGGGCCAACTGCTCCTTGGTCGGCCCCCGCTGAGGCTCGGCGCTCTCGTACTTCTCGGCCCGGGACATCACTTCCTGGACGTACTTGAACCCCGTCGTCCCGTTGGCGTCGGCCGCGCTGGTGGGGTTGCCGTCCTTGTCCACCGCGCCCAGGTAGGCGGCGGCCGCCGACTGGGGGTTCTTCCCGAAGCGGTTGTAGTTGGCGGCCAGGATTTTGGCCGACCACTCCAGGTTGGTCTCCGGATCGAGCAGCTGCTCCCGGGTGGGCCGGTCGTTGAACCAGGGCCCCGACCCCTTGGGCATCACCTGGCCCAGGCCGGTGGCCCCGCTGGTCTTGTGCCCGGCGTTGGGGTCCCCGCCCGACTCGTACTCCACGATCCCGGCCAGGAGGCTGGCCGGGAGGCCGTACTTGGCCGCCTTCTCCTCGATCAGCCCCGTCCACTGCTGCATCGCGGCGGGGACGTTCTTGCGGGAGAGCGTCCCGCTGGCCGTCTGGGTGTCGTCCTGGAAGGTGCGCCCGGTGTTCGCCAGCTGTCCACCTTTCTGGAAGTCGCCCTGCCGGGGGTCCACGTACTCCCGGTCGCCCCCCAGGAGGTTCCCGCTCTTGCTGGTGAACTTCTCCCAGTCCAGGTGCGGCGCCCCGCCCGCCTTGCCGCTGCCGACCGTGTTGCCCGACTGCCCGACCTGGCCGATCTGCTGCCCGGCCTGGACGGTGGCCCCCTCCCTGACCAGGGGACTGTTCGGCACCAGGTGGGACAGGCGGTGGTAGTAGCCGTCGTCGCCCTGGATGACGACCGAGGTGCCCCAGCCGTAGTTCTCGTTGACCGCGTTCTTGCGGAGGCCGGGGGCCGCCTCCGTCCCGGTCAGCTTGCTGTTGAAGACCTGGACGACCCGTCCCCCGATGGGGGCGTACAGGGGGGAGCCGTAGGGGGCCAGGTAGTCGGCCCCCACGTTCTTCGACCCCGTCCCGGTGTTCCCGGCGGCGTGGTACTGGGCCCCGCCCCAGTTGCGGGCGGTGGCGTTGGGGACCGGATCGACGTAGGTCGCCATGGACTAGTACCTCCGCGGGGGCGCCGTCAGCAACTCGTCCAGCGGGTTCGTCGCCGCCGACGACCGTTCGCGCCGGGCGGTCTGGGTCGCCAACCGCTCGCGCTCGTTCGACCGGTAGATGTCGGTCAGTTCGTCCGGGGCCTCGGCCCGGGCGGCGTTGGCCCAGTCCCGGTTGGAGGGCATCGGCAGGCTGGGGTTGTTCTCCCACGCCTGGACCTTCCGGGCCGACCGGCCGATCTCCACGTCCTGGGCGGCCGACCGAGAGCCGAGGTACCGCTTGGGGGCGCGGAACCCGGTGGCGGCGTTGGTGCGGATCGGGTTGAACCCGGCCAGCCCCGCGTTGTAGTTCTCGATCCGCCGCCCGAAGGCGTCCCGCCGGACGGGGAGGAGATCGGGCCGGTAGGTCTGGTACCCCTGCTCGACTGGGTTGGCCGGGGCCTCCCGCTGCCACGGGTCCTTCGCCCTGGTGTAGGCCCCGACGGCGCCCCCGAAGGGGAGCGCTGGCCGGACGAGGGAGTTCATCCAGTTCCCCTGCCGGGTCGGGTCGGCCGTGGCCTGGGCCGCCTCCAGCAGACCTCCCGCCATGGGTTGGAAGGCGAGGGCCCGGGTCGCCTCCAGGATTCCCCGGACGACGGCCGTGGGGTAGCGCCGGTCCTCGGCCCCGTACGTGTTGACCACGTCCTTGACGATGGCCGCCTGGGTCAAGGTGGCGTTCAGCCCGGGGATGTCCTGGAAGCTGACGTAGCGGTTCCCGATCTTCACCGAGTACGGCCGCCGTCCTTCCCGCTCCCAGGCATCCCGCTCGTCCTGGGCGTCCGGCAGACTGCCGTTCACATCCAGGGCCCCGCTGAGGGTGCCCCAGGTGAGCCCGGCGAACATCGCGGACCCGATGAGGCCCCGGGAGAGCCGGTCGGCCATCTCCCCGCTGGTGGGGGCCGCGTCCACGTTCTTCAACATGGCGAGGTCGTAGAGGTCCTTACTCATCCCGACCGCGCTGCGCTCCAGGTCGAACTTGGCCGCGTTGTACGGGGTGGTCACGAAGGGCATGATGAACGAGCCGATCACGGGCGTCTTCTGGAACCACTGGAGGGCCCGACCCGGGGCGTCCAGGCTCTGGGTGAAGGCCCGGTAGTTGACCTCCTCCTGGACCCCCTTCGCCAGGTCGCTCGCCGCCTTCTCGCTGAAGCGGTCCACGTACTGCTGGCGGGAGCCCTGGAGCAGCTTCACCATCTGGGCGTCGATGTCGGCGTCCGACATCCCCTCGGTCCGCATCTGCCGGTAGGACTGGCGGAACAGTTCCCCGCCCTGGGTCACGGTGCGGAAGAAGGCGTCCGTCGCGGTGAGCGGCGAGAAGAGCCGGTCGGCCAACCGCCCGAACAACCCGACGGACGCTTTGCCCTCCTTGCGGGCGAGGAGGTTCTCCTCCAACCCCTGGGCGCTGTACCGCTGACCCTCCTGTAACGCGGCCCGCATATTAATGAGGGCAGCGGGCAACGCCCGGCTGTAGCCCCGGAACAGTTCCAGGCTCTCTCGCCCGTAGCGCTTCTCCAGCTTCTTCTGGTCCATCCCCCGGGCCTCGTAGTACCACCCGGTGGGCTTCTCCAGGCCCGAGGCGAGGAGGGCCTCGATGGGGTGGTAGGCGAGGGACACGATCCCGCCCACGGCGTTGCGGGCGATGGTGATCGGGTTGGCCCCGATCAGGTTCATCCGGGCGATGTTGGTGATGTTGTCCCGGACGAAGAACTCGGGGTTGGCCCCCGTCCGCTCGTACTCGTCGGCCTTCTTGATCAGCCGCAGCACGTCCTGCCCGGCCGGGGTGCCCTTGGTGGACAGGGTCATGATGTCCTGCTGCGACATCCCCGCCAACTGCTGCGCGGACTGCTTCGACCGCTTCCCGACGTTGGCCTCGTAGTCGGCCGTGACCTGGGCCCGCTCGGCCTCCCCCTTGGCCTTGGCGAGGTTCTGCTTGTAGACCTTCCATTCTTGGAAGTGGTCTTCCATTTGGGTCCGTAACCCCGCCTCCAGCTGGTCGAGGGGCTTCAGCTTGCCCTCACTGTCCAGCCAGCCGGTGTCCGCCATCCGTGGCCCCTGCGGCTGCGGGGCCGGGGGTGGAGGCGGCGTCGGTGGGGTGGGTGGGGTGGGTGGGGTGGCCGGGGCCTTGGGTGCCCGGGGCGCCTTCGGTGGCGGGGTGGTGGTTCCCGGTGCCGCCGTCTGCGGCGCCTTAGGCGCGGTCTGCTTCGGTTGCCTCGGGAGAGCGTTGGGTCCGGCGGGACCTTGGGCGGGCCCAGAGCCCTGCTGCTCCGATCCTGCCCGGATCACGGCCCCGGGACGGACGACGGCGCCCTCCTGGACCTCGCCGCCCTGCATCACCGTCGCCCCGCGGCCGACCACGGCGCCCTCGCGGACCTCGGCCCCCTCGCGGACCGTGGCCGTGGGGTGGACGCCCTGGGGGAGGTCGGGGCGAGTCTCCTGGGCGCCGCCCCGGGCTCCCCGTCCGAGGGTGGTGGGGGCGGGCTTGCCGTCGAGGTTCACCTCCTCCGGCCCCCGGGAGGCGACCACCGTCCCCTGCTGGTCGGTGACCCGGGTCCCCCCGGGAGTCGCTTCGACGGCGCCCCCGATGGCGTCGGCGGCGTCCTGCTTGACGCCTTCCACAGCTGGCGAACCCTCGGCGGCCGCCCCGCCTTCGCCCTCGCCTTCGCCCCCGCCCAACACGCGGGCCCGGCGCTCGGCCTCCCGCTGCTCGACGTTGACCTTCCGCCGGGCGACCCGGTTGGCCTCCCGCTTGACGTTGGTCTCGAGTCCCTCCTGCACCGGCCCGGCGGCGCGGGCGTTGGCCTCGGCCAACTCGCGCACCTCCTGCTGCCGGGCGGGGAGGGCGGCCAGCTTCTTCGCGTTCTGGCGCTGGAGGAAGGCGAGGCCGGGGACGTTGGGGTTCGCTTTGGCGATCTCGTCCAGGGCCAGCTTCTCGTCGGCCACGTCCTGGTCCTGCCGCTTCATGATGGCCTGGGCGTCGGCCATGGTGATCGGGGTCTCCCGCTCCCGGAGGGCCTCGATGGACGGGAGCGGCACGTTCTCATCCTCGAACTCCGAGGCGGGCTTGGTGCCCATCACCCAGTCGGCGTCGTGCGGCCCGCCGGGCGGTACCCCCGGTCTGGTACGGGGCTTCCGCACCATCGTGGGCGACTCGGGCCCCTGCTCCCGCACCATCGGCTGGGTGACCCCGCCCGTGGGGCCCCCGGTCTCGGGGTTGACCGCCTGCCCGGCGGCGACCTCGGCCTCGTGTTGGGCCCCGGCGGTGTACTTGTACTCCCGCTCCCGGCGGGCGGCGAGCCGGGCCTGCCTGGCGTCGTCCTCCTCGCCCATCCGCGAGACGGCCTCGGCGGCGGCGCTCTCCTCCTCCTGGGGGCCACCCCGGCGCAGGCGCTCCTCGTCTGCGAAGTCGCGGCCGTAGGCTCCGGCCTCGTCCGCCCCACCAGCCCTGGCCCCGAGGATGCCCTCCTCGCCCGACCACAGCGCCTTGAGGGCCGCCCCCAGCTTCTTCTTGAACCCCGGTTGGACGGGCTCGACCTGGATGTTGTGGTCCTGGGCCCACGACACGGCCTCCTGGTAGGTGTTGTGCCAGGAGTTCAGCCCGTTCCCGGCGCCCTGGGCGACGGCGTACTCGTCGTTGGCCTTGTCGTACAGGATGGTGCCCTTGGGTGCCCCACCGAGGGTCTGCCACCCGTCGTCCGTGTCCGTGTCGATGACCGCCCCCAGGTACTGCTCGTCCCCCTTGGGTGCGTTCTTCAATACCACGGGCGCCTGGAGACCCTCGGTATCCGGCTCAAACTTCCCCTGGTGGAGGTCGAGTTCGTCCTGCCAGTCGGCCTTGACCCAGGGCCACAGCTGTTTGCTGCTCAGGTAGTCGTGGGCCTCCTCCAACGTCTTGAAGGCGGGCCCGAAGGTCTCCCCGTCGTACTCCATGATGGAGTAGGGGTAGCCGCCCTTCGCCTCCTCACCCTCCCAGTAGTAGATTTGGCCCCCCTTGGTCTTCTGGGGGTCGAGCACCTTCGCCGGGTCAACGCCCTTGGGGAAGACGGCCGAGACGAGGGGGCTCTGCTTGCCCATGCTGAGCGCCGTCTGGAGGTCTTCGCCCTTGGGACCGCCGAGGTCGCCGGGCACGAACCCCACCGGAACCTGCGGCCCGTAGGGGGTGTCCTTCGCCACGTTCGGCAGTTCCCCGGGGGCATGCTTCGTCCCGTAGAGCGCCGTGTTGAACAACTCCTTGGAGAGACCACCCATCTCGGGGACCGCGGTGGCCTCCTGCCCGGGGGTCGTGGGCGCCCCCTGGCTCTGGATCACCCAGGGGTACATCACACTGACTTCGCCCTTGGTGGGGCCGCTGTCCATCATGACTTCGACCAGTTCGTCGCCTTCCCCGGCGACCTTGCTGGCCCCGACGACCGTTCCGGTGTACCCGCTCGGGGTGCTCACCTTCTCGCCCGGCTGGAAGTCGGACGCCGTGTGCTTCATGGCGGCGGGGGTGGGGGTGGCCGACTTCGTCTGCGACCACCGCCGGGGGGCCGCCCCGGTCATGGACATGATCTCGGGGCGCAGTTCGTCCAGCGACTTCCCTCGGTCGGGCGACTCGGGGTCGAAGAGGTAGGCGTCGAGGCGCTGCCGGGCGGGGTAGGGCAGCTGGTCGTAGTCCCAGCGGTCGAGGCGCAGGGCGTCCAGGACCGTCTTGTCCTGGTCGAGGTACCGGGTGACCCCCGTCGCCGCCGGGATGCGCCCCTCCCGCTCGGCGGCCGCGATCTGCTTCAGGACGGGATCGACCACCGGCCCCGCGATCTGCGGGGCGGGCTGGCTGTACTCCGGCCGGACGCGGTAGTCCTCCGGCCCTTGGCCGGGGTAGTGGGACTCCCGGAGGTCGAACACCTCCCCGATGCTGGGGGTCCCGGCGTTGGCCCGCTCGACTCCCATCGCCGCCTCGTACCCCGCCTTCCTGGCGAGCCCCGACCCCAAGGCTTCGGGGAGGGCGTAGGTGATCCCCCGCTTGGGGTTCCGGGCCTGCTCGATCAGGGCGTCGGTCACCTGTTCGGCGGCCCCCGGCCGGTCGTAGCCGTACTGCCGGAAGGCGGCGATGGCCTGGTCCCGGCGCCCGGTCTCTAGGAGGTCGCGGAGCCCCTGCTCCACGTCGAGGTAGCGCCGCTGCCCGAGGAGGGCCGACCCGATGTCCCGGCCCATGGAACCGGTCTCGTCCACGAACAGCACGTTGCGGTACGCGGAGCGCCGGGGTCCGTACTTGACGTTGCCCCCCTCGGCGGCGTTGACCGTGGTGGCGTACATGTCCGACCCGCCGGGGCTCCCGGCGTAGTACACCCCGCCCCGGCCGACCTCGCGGAGGTCGTTCTTGGCCTTCGCCATCCGCTCCAGGTCCACCTCCAGCGTCCCGTCCGGGAACAGCTTGGCCCCCGGGGTGTTGCGGATGGTGTTGGCGATGTCGATCCGGTTGGGGAGGTACTCCCCACCGGCCTCCAACTGGCCCACCCGCTCGGGGAGGTTGAGGCGCCGGGCCACGTCCGGCGGGATCATCCGCCCCAACGGCCCGGCGGGGGCCTCCCCGGTGCGGAAGGCTCGGGCCGCCCTGGTCAGGGCCTGCCGGTTCCCCTTGGTCCCGGCGGCGCCCAGGGTCGCCCCCATCAGGGCGCCTCCGGCGATCCGCCCGGCCCGCTGGAGCCCCGTGTCTTCCTCGTCGTACTGGTCGGCCATCACCCCGCCCGCGACGGCGCCACCCAGGGTGCCCGCCACGTCGGTGCCGAACCCGGTCGCCCCGCCGGGGTAAGCGCGGAGGATGTCCGCCCGGTTGACACCACCGTCCACACCGTCTACAGCTGGCGCCGCCCCGTCGGCGGCCGCCCCCAAGCGGTAGGCGGGGGTGACCAGGGCGTCTCCCACCCGCCCGAGGCGCTCACCGAGGTCGCCCCCCAGGTCGCGGGCCCCGATGGCGGCCGTGCGACCCAGGGTTCCCAGGCCACGCCGCGCCCCCCGCAGGGCGGGCAACAGCCCGGTGACCCCGGTGGCGCCCATGTCGGTGAGCCCACCCCCCACGTCGGCCATCCCCACCGCGCCCCCGATGGTGCGGAGGGCGGTGTCGCCCGGGGAGGCCCCCTGCTCCTGCGCCCCCCGGTAGCCCATGACCCCACCGACCGTGCCCCCCACGGCCTGTCCCACCAGGGGGAGGAGGCTCCGCACCGCCCCCAGCTTGTTCAGTTCCTCCGGGGTCTGGGACAGGGCCCCGGTCGTCCTGGCGGCGGACTCCAGCACCGGGGCGATCCGCTTCATCATCGGGCTGGCGTGCTCCAGCCGGGAGAGGTAGCGCACTCCCTTGGCGGTCTGCTCCAGCCCCCCGGCCGGGGTGAGGAAGGAGGCCACCGCGCCGATGGCCTCGGAGGTCTCGGGGGAGAACCCCTCCTCCTTCGCCTTCTCGGCGGCGACGTTGCCGATGAGCGAGAACTGGGGCCCGAGCATCCCCACCCCACCCAGGGCCACGTCGAGGGCCCCGCCGCCCAGGTCGCCCCGGCGGATTTTGGCCTCCCCGCCCCGGGCCGTCTCCGCGGATTGGGCCAAGCCCCGGACGGTGCGGAGGGCCCCCCGGCCGAGGGCCGGGTCGAGCGGCGTGTTGCGGAAGGAGACGGGGCTCTGGTCGAGGACGTTGATCCCCTGGGCGAGGGCCCCGTGCTCCCCGAGCACCCCCTCGTCGGAGGCCATCTGCGCCAGGGTGTACGGCTCCAGGTTCTGGTCCAGCTGCCGGACGGCCTGCCCGAGCCCGGTCTTCCCCAGCAACCCGTACTGCTTCAGGTCCTGGTCCGTCTGCGTGACGGCCTGTCCCAGCCCGGTGTTGCCCAGGATGCCTCCCCGGGACCCGGGGGCCTGGAACCCCATCCCACCCACGGCCGTCCCCGCGTCGCCCAGCACGTCACGGGTGGGCCGCTCCAGGAGTTCGTCCCGCTTGGCCCCGGTCGCGGAGAGGGCCTGCTGCGCCACGTCCAGCGACTTGTTCGCCAGGTCCATCACCTGGTCGCGCCCCTGCGCGGCGGCGCCCATCAGGTTGCCCACCCGGTCGCGCAGCGACCCGTCCTGCCCGTCGAAGGACGGGGGCCGGAAGCTGGGCAGCGGCGGCGGGGACGGCGGGGGCGGCGGTTCCGGCTCGGGGACCGGGGGCTCCGGGGGGTTCATCGCCTGGATGGAGCGGGCGGCGGGGGCCCCGATCCCCAGCGTCCCGGCCACCCCGGCGACGGCTTTGCCGATCCCGCCCAGGGGGTTCCCCGCCTGCTCCAACTGCCCGAAGGAGCGCCCGTCGTCCGGCACGTCCACCCCAGGGACGGGGCCCTTGCGGAAGCCGGGGTCTTCCGGTCGGGACGGCTCGTCAACCGCCGGGGTCTGGGTCGGGGACCACGGCTCCTGGGCGGGAGGTTCTGGCGTGGGCGCCTGGGGGGGCTCGGGCTCCGGCGCCCGGCGGAAGGCGTCGAAGGCGTTGGACAGCTGTTGCTGGGCCCAGCCCACCCGGTCGTTCTGGTAGGTGTCCTGGAGGCCGCCGACGCTCTGTTCGTGCTGCTGGCGCAGGCCGGTGAAGGCGTCGCCCAGCATCTTCTGGGCCTGCCCCAGCCGGTCGGCGTTCAACTCGTCCTTGGGAATCCACAGGCGTCGGGAGACCATGGCTCACCCCGGGAGGGCGTTGGGGCCCGGGGGCGGCGGGAGCCCCGCCTCCGGACCTGGTGGCGGCATCGGGCGCGGCGGGAGCGGGGGCATCGGCGGGGCCGGACCCGGCGGGGGTGGCCCGGGAGGCATCGGACCCGGCGGCAACGGCGGCAACGGCATCGCTTCTTGCCCCGGTGGCGGGGGAGGGGCGCTCGGAGGGGGCACCGTCGGCCCCGGGCCCGCCACCGGGGGCCCCGGGGACCCCGGCTGTGGCGTCGCCTGCCCCGGAGGCACGAACGCCGGGGGCTGCTGCGACGAGGGGGTCTCCTTGAGCCGCTGCTGGGGCTCGATCACGCTCTTGTAGAGGCTGTTGAACTGCTTGACGCCCCAGGGCACCCGCTTCCCGTCCGGGCCCTTGGGGGCCATCCGCTCCAGGAGGGACTGGCGGAACTCGGGCTCGTCCCAGTGCCGCTGCACGTAGGAGTCGAAGGCGGGTTTACTCAAGCGCTCGCTCCCCGCCGGGCCACTCGGGAAGAGTTCCCCGGCCAGCCGCGAGGCGTTGCCCCGCAGTTCCTCGCCCAGGGTGGTGGCCGCCCGCTCCAGGGGGTGCTCCCCCCGGCGGACGGTGGTCCCGCTCTGGCGGGGGCGGGCCCCCGACCCGAGTTCGTCGTCCACCTCCTCCGGGTTCTCGACCTCGGCCTCGGGGACCTCCGGGACCGGCACGACTTGTGCTGAGGGGTCCCCGCCCGGCGACGAGGCCGGTGCTGCGGTCGGTGGCGCGGGCGCGGGCAGGGTCGCGGGCGGCCCCATCCCCCCCGGGGGCTGGAAGGCGCCCGCCCCGGCCTGTTGGAGCCCCGGCAGGGCCTGGTCGTCCACAGCTGGCTTCCCGGCCTACCGGCCTACCGATTCATCGGCTGGACGACCCCCGCGGCCGCCGACGCCTCGGGGATGACCACCCCGGGCACCCCGCCCGGGACCGACCCGTTGGGGGCCCCGGGCATCCCGTTGGCCTGCATCGGGACCTCGTTCCCCCCGCTGTTCAGCTGGACCCCCTCGGCGCCCACCCCGTTCTGGGCCATCAGCATCTTCTGCATGTCCGGCACCCCCGGCGTGCCCATCCCGGCCGGGCTGTTGGGGGGGATGCCGTTCTGGGGCTGGTTGCCGGGTGGGGCTCCTGGGGGTAAGCCGGGCTGGCCCTGCATCGCCAGCTGCTCGGCCTGGGCCGCCTCTTCGGCCTGCCCGAGGAGGTCGCCCTGGCCCACCTCGGCCATCACGTAGGCGTCCTCGTACTTCTGGTACCACTCGCTCTGGCGCATCCGGTCGAGGGCCTGCCCGAAGCGGACCTCGTCCGGGTTGCGCCCCTGCTGCTCGATGGCCTGGTCCATCGACTCGAACCCGGCCTTGACCTGTTCGACGTGGTACCGGCTCTCGATCAGGGCGGCGCTGGGCAGGGTGGGGTCCAGCTTCCAGGCGATCCGCACGTCGGCCTTCAGGTCCTGGGGGCCCAGCCCCCGCCAGCCGGACTGCTTGCCGGAGACGTAGACCCAGACCTTCTCCCGCACCTTGGTCCGGATCAGGTGCCAGCAGAAGCGGGTGATCTCCTCCATCATCCGCTCGATGCTCTGCCCCAGGGGGTCGTAGCGCAGCTTGGCCTCCGCGAGGACCTGGTTGATGGCGAAGCCGGAGGCTTCGATCCCCCCCAGGTTGCTCTCGATCCGGGGGATGGACAGCTTGTCGATGGCCTCGGTGACCAGGGTGATCTGCTCCCGGAGGGAGGCCGCCACCTGGGGGAACTGCCAGGGGGTGCGCTTGGTCCCGGGGGCCCCGTAGTACATCTTCCCGATCTGGTACTGCTCGACCGTCCGGGGCCTGCCGTCGTCGCCCCGGATAGGGGCCGCCCCGTCCGGTACCTCCACGTCCACGGGCGGGAGGGTGTCCCGGGCCGCCTGCTGGGCGTGGATCGTCCACAAGTAGGAGCGGTACTCCACCAGCCAGCGCTTGGTCTCGGCCACGCTCCAGCCGACCTTGCGGTTGCGCCACCACCCCATCCACAACCCCGGGGCGAAGAAGTAGGGGTGGCGGCCGTAGCCGTGGCGCCACTGCTGGACGATCTTGCCGTTCTGCTTGCCGGTGGTGTTCCGGCCGCAGACCATGTAGGACACCCACTCGTCGTCCCAGTGCTCGATGAAGTCCACCGACCCCTGGGGCGCGTCGGTCCAGGCCAGGGTCCCCCCGCCGGACTGGGTCGCCTCCAGCGGCGGGTTCCGCTCGGCCACCTCCTCGGGGACGATGTTGCCGTCCCCGTCGTAGCCCAGGCGGTACTTGCGGAAGGTGGCGTTGAGGGGCCGGGTGGTGACCTCCAGGACCTCCCCGATCTCGTTGCCCTGGAAGACCGGGTACACCGTGCGGATGTCGGGGGCCGTCCAGCGGAAGGGGGGCCCGGCCGCCTTCTTGGCCCCCTCGGCGGACTCCAGGTACCCCTTGCCGTCCATCCCGTCCTGGCTCTGCCGGGGGTGGCGGCCCTCGGGTTTGTTGTCCTCCTCGTCCTGCTTACGCTGCTCCTTGTCCGCCTCGGACTCGGGCGCCTCGTCCACGATGTCGTACCCGGCGAGGCGCAGGGAGTAGCGCTCGTCCCACAGGTCGCGGGCGAAGGTGAACTTGGTCACCCCCCCGCCGTCCGCGACCACCCCGTCGGCGCACCGCTGGAGGGTGTCCGGCCCGGGCTCCCGGGCCCCCGCCACCCGGAGCAACTCCTCGGTGAAGTGCTCCCGGTCGGTGGCGTTCCGCTTGGCCGACTCGATCCCCTCCCGCCCGGGGGTCACGGTGAGGTGGGGGGGCTGGTTGACCAGGGTGGCGACCACCCGCTGCAACTCGTCCGCGACGGTGGGGTCCCTGATCTCAATCGGGACCAGGCGCAGTTCGGGGGGCACCGGGACGGGCTTCTGCATCGTCCGCAGTTCCCGCAGCCGGTCTATTTGCTCGTCCTGCGGTTGGTAGTAGTCCCTGGTCTCGTCCCGGAGGGCCAGGAGGTACTGCTCGTCCGGCGCCTCTCGCTTTGGCACGACGCCTCCGCTCCTTCGCCCAGCGGTTGCGGGCGTCCAGCACCGCCCGCCGGATGAGCCCCGCCTCCGACCAGGGGATGCTCACTTCTGGTGGGTGTCAGTCTCGTCTACAGCTGGCGCCGGAGTCAACCGGTCCGGTGACCCGGGGACCTGGTAGTCGGTGTAGTGCGCGGGCGTGCGCGGGCGCAGGCGGGGGAGGGCCTGCCCGCCGAGGTTGGCGGCGCGGATGGCGGCCGCGAAGCGGGCGTAGCTGGCCCGCTCGGAGTGGTCGTCGGGGTGGGGGTAGAACCGCCCGTTCTGGGAGGCGGTCTTGAAGATGGCCGGGACGACCGGCCGCTGGCCGGGGGCCGGGGGGGTGGTGGCCCGGACGTGGTCGCGCAGGGGGTCCCCGGTGGTCCCGGCCACCGGGCTGGTCACGACGTAGGTGCCCTGGCGGTGCAGCCGGGCGGGGGGGAGGTGGTCGATGGCTTGGGCCGGGGCGCCGATGCCCATGAGGACGTAGCGCAGTTCGTCCGCGCAGTGGTCCTCGGCGTCGCTGTCGGCGTCCTCCGGGTCGCGCCGGTCCCGCGGCAGGGCGGGGATGGTGCGGAGGGCCTGGGTACAGGTCTCGAAGAAGACCAGACCGGGGAAGCCGTCCGCCTGGGGGGCCAGGTAGTCGCGGACCCGCTGCCAGCCGGAGAGGCGGTCGTTGTTGGCCTGCCGGGGGACGACGCCCAGATCAGCCAGGACGGTCTGGTAGACCTCGGCCACGGAGAGTCCATTGGGCTGCTTACTCCAGATGGAGGGGTCACAAAAGAGGGAGTAGTAGGGCTGCCTGCCGGTCCCGCCCCGCCGGGTGTGGACCTCGGTGTCGGCCTCGATCCCCTGGCGGATCAACCGGGCCTGCTCCTCGTCCCGGGTCCCGGCGCCGTAGAACTCCCGGTAGCAGAACCAGCGGGTCTGGCGCTGGGTCCGCCAGAGGTCCTCGTCGCGGACGTAGAAGTGGCAACTCCAGGGGGCCCCGTAGCCGAAGTCCACCCCGATGGCCCGCTCGGTCCACGCCCGGGGGATACGAAACGGCGGAATCGTATGCGCCTGGGTGTTCCACTCCCGGAAGAACTGGTCCCCGAAGGTGTCCCAGTCGCCCTCCATCAGGGCCTTCCGGAGGGCCTCGTCCTTGATCCCCCGCAGGCGCCGGGAGTACTCCTTGCCCAGGGCGGGGTTATCCGCCAAGCGGGCCCGGTGGAAGACCCGCACCATGCCCCCGTCCTCGACGGCCGCCCGCCACACCGTCCCCGGGGGCCGCGCCGTGACGAACTGGTCGCGGAAGTAGAGGTGCCCCGGCCCGCCGGGGTTACTGGTGTAGAGGATGATGGGGCGCCAGTCCCGCCGGGTGCTCCGGACCCGGGCCCGCAAGAACTCGATGTAGTCGCCGGGCATGTGGGTGGCCTCGTCGATGAACAGGGCCTCCCATTCCGCCGACTGGTAGTGGCGGAGGTCCTTCTCGTCGTCGGCGTACCGGAAGAGGCACACGCTGCCGTTGGGGCTCCGCAACTCCCTCCGGCCCTCGTGGTAGCTGAAGGCCGTCCCGGCGGTCTCTTTGAGGATGGGGCGGATGTGGGAGTCTTCCAGCTCCGGGTACGTGCGCCGGAAGATGGCCGTGGTACTCCCCGGCCACAGCGTCATCAGGGTGATGGCGAGCGCACGGACCAGCAGACTTTTCCCCCGCCCGCCTCCCCGCCGTAGAGCATCTCCTCGACCACGACGGGGGGCTCCGGCTCGTCCGGGAGGGTGGGTACGGTGGGTACGGTGGGGACGGTGAACCCCAGCAGGCGCATGGCCGCCTCCTGCTTGGGGAACAGGCGGTACAACGGTCGTTCGATTACCACAGCTGTCTACCTCTCCCTCGAGTCCGGACCCAGGAGGACCGGGTCGTCCATCGGGTGACCGGTCTGGAGGAGGCCGGTCTGGTCGAGGACGCGGTAGGCGTCGGCCAGGGCCTGGTTGAGGGCGACGGCCGACTCGGTGTCCGGGAACCGGGGGTTGGCCTTCCTGGCGAGGCTGTCGTCCAGGTACTGGTGGGTGGCGAGGTAGAGGGAGCGCAGGGCGCGGAGGGCCCTAATCGTCAGCATCACCGGGGGCCACCTCCCCCACTTCCACGCCTTCCATCTCTGGTACCGACGCCCCGGGCAGGGCGTCCACGGCGTGCTGCACGGCGGGCAACCAGGGGACGACGTGGACGGTCTGCTCGGAGTTGACGGAGATGGACTGGGTGACCTTGCCGTCCACCCGGTCGGCCAACCAGCGGACGGCGTCCATGTCGCCCTTGACCGCCATCGCCACGACCTTCTCCGCGATCTTGGCGAGTTGGCTCTTATTGCGCCTATCGACGCGGGCCAACTCCTTCTGGAGGATGACGGCGAACTTGACGTAGCCCTTGACCGCGCCCCCGGGGTTGCCGGACTGGCCGGGCTTCCACGCCGTACTGGGGAGGTTGCCTGGAGACGGTGGGGAGGTGGGAGCGGGTGGGGACCCTGGCGTGCTCATGGGCCCAGTGTACCCAGCTGTAGACGGTTCCCCCTCTGGACTCCCCCTCCGGGGGGGAAATCGGTGGTTTTGCCCCCTCCAATCCCCCCTTACCCCCCTTGGTTCCCCGGGGGCGCCCCGGCGTCCGAGGGGCTCAACCAACCGGACGCCGACGGGAGCGGAGGAACCAGGTTTGGGGGTTCGGGTGGGCGCGACGACCACCGACCGGAGCCGCACCACCGGCCACTGGTGGACGCCGGGCCCATGCTACGACAGCTGTGGCCTGCCTGTCTAGTGTCTGGGCCCTGGTGGGCACAGCTGTGGATGTATCGAGTGCCGATACATTCCCGTTTTGGTGTTGTCGTCTGCTGATGGGGCCCCCCAATCGGCGGGGGGCCACCAGGTACGGCGGGGGCATGCCGGGGGTCAACGGGTCTACCGCCAGCCGGGGGAGTGGTGGCGCGGTCGCTGGACACATCGCCTGGTGCCCGATGCGGGGGGCGCCTGGTCTGGACACAGCGCATGGCACCTGCCAGGCGCCCGATGCACGGCCGATGCACTGGGCACAGCTGTGACCCGGCATGGTGCCATTGAGCCACTGACAGGTAAGCCACCCGACTAGCCATGATGTGAGCCGTCCTGCCTGGCTGCCTGGCTGCCTGGCTGCCTGGCTGCCACTCGGCCCGGACCCGGCGTGCCTGGCCCACCCGTCCTGCCGGGCCGGTTGCCGACCCGGCAACCGGCCTGGGTTCCCTGGGAGAGCCAGACCTGGTCGCTTGTACACCCTATGCACGGCCCCTTGAGCAGCGTTTGTGTGTCCGTTCTGCTGAACGTCCTACCTGGTAGCGGGAGAGCCAGCTGTGGACGGTCCGGGCCAGGGTAAGAAGCGCTAGCGGACTTCCCATCTGGACACCGTGGTTGAACCTAAGAATGCCGGAGAGCCGAAAACTCGTGGTCCCCATCTGGGGAGAGGCAACCTACCAGATAAGATTGACACTATTGACAAGGTACTACCAGACACCCCATAGTTGTGTCTGTCGAGCCGGTCGGGTGACAGCAAACCCCCCGGCGGAAAGTGACGGGTAGCTAGCAGACAGGACCGGCAGGGCGGCGACGGCTCGCACAACGTCGCATCCGGGTACGGCCATCAGGCAGTGCGCGCATTCGCAGGCCCTAGCGGGGCGAGCGTGGGAGTGAGACCCCATGCCACGACCCCTGCCGCCATGGGTGAGGCGCTCAGATGCGGACTGGGGATGGCGTACGTCGGGCTACCTGTAGCCCACCAGAGCGTTGCGGCCGAGAGGCGCGACTCCCGCGGGAGCGGGGGCGAACGCGATGCTGATCCGGCGCTCTGGCCCACACGGATGGTAGGGACCGGCGTGGGACAACCAAACAGGGACTCGCGGGGTGAACCAAGTGGGGTACCCCCGCCGCGGCTTTGGTCGAAAGCCGGGGCGGGGTGATGCCATGCCCCCCACGCCCCATGCGTGACCGATGCCCCCTTCGGCAAGGCTGCTAGGTCGAAAACTATCAACACGCCCCCGAAACGGAGCCCGCCACCAGGTGCCCCTCAAGCACCAGGAGCGGGCGCCACCGCGTGGGGCGGTGTCGGCAGAGCGAACGGGCCTGCCCTCGAGAAAGCCTCCTAATCACTAGGAGTGCGCCCGGTGAAACACCGCCAGGTACAAGGAGTACCACCGATGCAAGCGGCCGACCAGATGAGCCGGTTCCTGAACCGGCTCAACCGCGCCCACAACCTGGGCCTCCAGCCCACCAGGGACCACCTGGACGCCCAGAACGTGTACACCCGCCCGCCCGCGCCCCGGAAGCCCAGGGTCAAGCCCGAGGTCCGCGCCTACCAGGCCGGAGCGCCGGGCACCCGCCCCTGGCCCACCCAGGCGACCACGCCCCCGCCCGTTGACGCGGCCCTGGAGCGCCAGCGCCAGATCGCCGCCACCAGGTTGCACAACCTGGAGATCGCCCGCGCCGTGAAAGCCGCCAAGCACAAGGAGGACCGCACCATGAACCGCGCCGCGCAGACCGAGATCGACACCCTCCGCGCCCAGATCGCCGCCCTCACCGCCCGCCTCGACGCCCAGGAGCGCCCCACCCTCCCCACCCGCCCCCGGCCGACCGCCCCCGCGCCCAAGGCTGAGCCGACGGCTCCGGCCTTCGTGACCGAGTACCTCCAGGGCCGCGCCAAGCTGGCCGACCTGGGCCACGGGCGCCGCGAGGCGACGATCAAGGGCACCAAGGTCAGCGTCGCCTGGAACCCCGCCCGCAAGACCTGGGACTACGCCTGCGGGAAGCGCTCCGGCAGCGCCGCCGACCGCGGGGCCGCCTTCAAGGCCCTGAACGCGCTGACGGTCAAGGCCGGGCTGGGCCAGGTCCGCCCGTAACCCACCAGCCCACCCGATCCGCCCCGCCCACACCCGCCCGTCAGTAGGCCACGCCTCACCCCCCCCCCCGGAGGGTGAGGCGATGCCTGGGGACGCCCCAGGGTGAGCCAGCCGCACACCCCACGCCAAGGAGTACCGCACCGTGACCAGCGCCGAGAAGCACGCCGCCCGCCGTCACCTCCTCCCCTTCGGGGGCGCCAGCCTCAAGGGCGCCTTCGACCCGCCCGCCGAGCCCGCCGACCCCGGCGTCGCCCGCGCCCTCGCCTGGCAGCGTTCGCGTCAGGCCAGGATCGACGCGGCCAGGGCCGCCCGCCCCGTGCCCACCGCCGCCCTCCTGGGCAGCCGCTACAGCGGGGGGTTCGTCGCCCCGACCAGGAGCGCCCGCTAGTGTGCCCCTGGTTTGAGCCGGAGCCGAACTACACCAGGGTGGCCGTCGTCAAGGCCACCCCGCCCGCGCACGGCCCCCGCTTCCGGGGCACCCGCCTGGAGGCGCAGCAGGGGGTCGCCCCGCGCAGGCCCGAAGCCCTGGCCGCCGGGCTCAAGGGCCAGACCTACCGCCGTCGCTACGCCCACACCACCAGCCCGGTGGTCTACCGCCGGGTGATGGCCTAGCCCCTCGTCACCAGACCACGCCCCACCAGGTGGACACCGTAGACAGCTGTGTCCACTGGTGAGGCGATGTCTGAGGACCGTCCTCAGAATCACCAGCCCAAGGAGTACCGCACCCATGGCCGACACCGTCGAGGCCATCACCATCATCCCCGCCGCCCGGTTCTGGGCGGACCTCACCGCCGAGCGCGATGCCTGGCGCAAGGGGCAGGGCTACAAGGGGGCCTTCAAGCCGGTCAAGCTGCGCTGCAAGGTGTGCTACGACCCGGTCGCCCCCGCCCACGCCACGGACGCGAACGCCTACGCGCACCTGGCCCTGTGCCGTCGCTGCCTGCGCCACGTCCGCCGCGCCTGAACCGAGTCGGAAGGAGTACCGCACCATGCACGCCGAGATCGCCAACCCCAAGCTGGTCCTCTTGATCCCCCTCACGCCGGAGGAGGAGCGCAAGTGGCGCTACCTGGAGGACCACCTGTCCGACCCGCAGTGGGACCTGCGCGAGGCGGGCCACGACTGGGCGGTGGACTACGCCACCGTGGGCGTTGCGCCCATCGCCCTGCGGGCCGCCATCCACGACGTGGTGTGCGCCCTGTACCAAGCCCTCGACACCGTGCGTCAGGAGGAGGCTGACGCCTACGCCGAGGCGATGCGTGGGTGGGACGTGCTCGACACGTCCCACGACTGACCCCCAACCGAGCCGAGCCGAGTAAAGGAGTACCGCACATGCCTGCGCGGAAGACCAACAACACCGTCGCCCCCGTCGCCGCCACGCCCGCGCCCCTGTCGGACACGGAGCGCCTGCTCCTGTCCCTCTCGCACGAGGTGGTCAACCAGGCCGCCCGCGTGACCGAGTTGCAGCAGCGGGTGGACACCCTCCAGGAGAGCGTGCTCAAGCTGGTGGAGTACGTGATGAAGGCCGAGCCCATCAAGGGCACGGTCAGCCCGACGCCCGCGCCCGCCAGCGGGGCGCCCGCCCGCCCGTTGGGCACCGCCGACAAGGCGGCCCGCGCCCTGTCCCGGGAGCGCAAGCTGCCCGCGTACGTGGTCAGCAACGAGCGCTTCCGCGCCGTGCTCGACGGCTACATCAAGCGGGGCGCCCAGTTCACCGACGACCAGGTCGCCACCGAGCGGGCCGCCTTCCTGCGCGACATCGCCAACGACTACCTCGACAGCTACGCCGGGAACAGCACCTTCATGCACAGCGTGTCCACCGTCCGCCGGGAGATGCGCTCCATCCCCCAGCTGCGGGGCACGCTCAACGGGATGCTGGGCCAGTACCGCCGGGCCGTCGCCTGATCCACCCCGCTCCACACCAGGGGTCACCAGCTGTTGACAGTCCGTGACCCCCGGTGTGAGCGCATTGCGAATGCCTGCTACCCGCAGGAAAGGAGTACCACCGTGCGCCTACTCGCCCGTGACCCGTTCGCCAGGGAATCCCTGGAGCGACAGATCGTCACCACCGACAGCACCCCGCGGGTGTTCGACTGCAAGTGGTGTGGCGACCGCCCCCTACGCCTCTACTACTACCGCTGGGTCCCCGACAGCGGCCCGGTGCCGGAGCCGCAAGGCCCGTTCTGTAGCGTCGGCTGCTACCGCAGCTACACGGAGGATGACCGATGAAGAAGCACCGCCCCCGCCGGGAGTATCCCTACCGCCTGGACGTGCAGATCATCCGCGGGCGGTTGGGACAGGCCCCCGTCCAGAACATGCGCGACCCCATCATGCGCGACTGCACGCCCATCGGGTGGTACTGGCCGGACTACGGCCAGCGGGGTTGCCGCCGGGAGCGGTAGCGGCCTCGACGCGCCCGCCGCCCAGAGAAATTCGGGAGGTATCATTACGATGCCACCTTGTATGCCGAATACACACCAGGAGTACCACCCATGAGTGAGGACAACGTGACGGCGATGCACCGGGCGACCGTGGTGGTCGCCCGTACGCAAGGGGAGGAGAGCGCCTACCGGGTGGCCGCCCGCCTGGTCGGGGAACTGCAACTCCAGGTGTCCAGCCTGCCGGTCCACCAGATCGTGCTCCGGCTGGACGCCATCCGCACCGAGTTGGAGGTCCAGGCCAACGCCGCCCACCACATCCAGGTCGAGGTGGGGCGGCGCATCCAGCGGGCGGGGATGGACCTGCGCGACGACACGTCCGCCCGATAGATGGCGGCACCGATAGGTGCAGCCCTGTACCAGTGGCGGCAGCAAGCAAAGGAGTACCGCACATGAGTTGGCTCAGCCGTGAGCACACGCCGTCCGCGCCGATGCGCCGGATCAAGTACGCGATGGGGTCGGGCATCTCCGGCTACCCCACCGAGAACGACTGCTACTTCACCAACCTGAAGGCGGCCAGGGCCGCCGCCGCCGAGGAGGTGGAGCAATACCTGGAGGCCCTGGGCGCCTACGACGCCAACGGCAAGCGGTGGCGCCCCGGCCACGACAACCACATCAGCCTCTCCAAGGAGGGGCCGTACAAGTGGCGCCTCGACGGGGGCCAGGGCCTGTCCCGCTACGTCGTGGTCTGGGACGTGGAGGAGTCGCTGTACTTCGATGAGGACGGCGACGTGTACGAGCGCAAGGAGGACGCCGAGGGGAAGGTGACCTGGGAGTTCGTGCCGCAGGACTACTAGTCCACCACTGGAACCGAAAGGAGTACCACCACCGTGCATGTCCATGAGGTGTGGACCGCCGCCGTGACCACGCGCTATGGGGCCTGGTCGGTGGCCGCCGCGAGTCGCCGTGACGTGTTTGTGCTGCTCGCCGCGTGGGTGCGCGAGCAGTGGGACGAGGACATGGAGGACCTCCGTCAGGTCCGCAAGTACGGCCACGAGATCGGCCGCATCCCCCGCACCCCACCCAAGGAAGATCGGGCTGCCGTGGCTCGTTACTTCATCCTCATGTCCGACCGCTACCTCGAGTACGGCTGCAACATCGAGGTCCACCGCGTGACCTTCCCCAAGTAAGGAGTACCGCACATGGGTATCCGCCTCGACCCCCGCGGGGGGTACGCCGACCTGCGCGAACACGTCGGGCACGAGATCGAGTGCGTCACGTACGGCGACGTGCTCAGCCCGCCCGTCAACGTCGCCCTGGAGTGCCGCACCTGCGAGATGGTGCTGCTGGACTTCGACCGTCCCGGTGAGCCGCCCGCCGAGACGACCGAACTGCCTAACCCGGCCGGGGCCTGGATGCAGGCCAAGCCGGGGCACCGCTACCACTTCATCACCCATTACCTCCCCGGACACCTGGACGCCCGCCCGGCCCACGCCGTGTGCGGGCTGTGGTTGGACGTGACCCCGGCCAGTAAGGTCGCCGTCTTGATCACGCCCGAGGAGGCATGCAGCCGCTGCTCCCGCGCCGCCCGCTAGCCGAGTAAGGAGTACCACCCGTGCCGCAACCGAATAAGCACAGCTGGATCATGCGGAGCGCCGCCCGGTGCGCCGACATCTGCCGCATCGCCGGACCCGGGGCCTTGTCCGACGAGATACTGGAGGAGGGCTACGACCACCTCTGGTACGCCTACAACCACGCCAGCACCGTCATCCGCAGGCTCGAGACACAGCGGGCCTACGAGGCGGCCGACGTGTGGCGGGAGAAGCGAGACAGCTACAAGACCGCCCGCGCCCAGTGCTGGAGCGAACTGGTCAAGCGGGGGCTGCGCCAAGCCGCCCTCGCCGGGCCCTACCTCCCGCCCCCGCCAGACGATGGACGCTGAAGGGGTGGAGCCGGAGCGGGACCGCACCGCCTGGGGTCTGCTCGCCATCCTGATCTGGGTCGGCATCCCCGCCGTGATCTTCACCGAGGGCTTCCACATGAGCGAGTGGACCAGCCCGCTGCTCATCGTCTGCGCCGTCTTGTTGATGGGCGTGTTGTGCCTGCTCGACGTGCTGGAGCGCGTCACCCACCACCAGAACCGAAGGAGTACCACCGATGTTGTTCCGCAACGTGACCTTGGATCAGCTGCGACTGGCCGCCGACGAGGCGAGCGTCCGGCTCATCAACCTACGCCCAGAGGGCCGCGGGTACCGCGCCACCCTCGGGCTCATCCCTGACCCGGAGGAGCCCAACCATCTCCTGTACTGGCAGCGCCGCTCCATCCGCCTCTCGGGCGAGCGCAAGGTCAACGCGGTCTGCTGGCACGGCCACGCCGTGTTCTTCGCCAAGCTGTTCGCCCGCTGCCCCGACGCCGTCGTGACCGGCGGGCGGGAGAACGCCGTGCGCTACGAGGGGGCGCGGGGCTTCCTCGCCACCTTCCGCGCCACGGGCGAGTGGAACATCGGCTCCCTCGTCTACCCGCTGCGCTACCAGGACGCCTGCTACTGCTCGTACTTCAACCTGGAACAGGTCGAAGAGGCGATCCGGGGCCTGGAGGCCGCCACCAGGAGGGAGGATGACAGCTGTTGACAAAATTGGACAGTCGTGCTAAGATGTAGGAGCAGGTTGCCGACAGTCGCCTCCCGCTCTGGAAGTTCGCCAGCTGTGGACTTCGCAGAGTGGGTGGCGGGGGTCGCCCCAAAAATAAGAAGCACGCCCCCGCAGCAGGAGTACCAGCACATGGCAGCACGCAAGGTCCAGTCCGGCACGCCCGCGAACGACGACGACTTCGATGCCATCCTGAGGGAGGCCGAGGCGCGTATCGCGGAGCGCACCAGCGATCTGAAGGTCGAGGAGGCGACCGAGATCACGTTCACCCGTCTGCCGAAGGGCAACGAGCCCGAGGCGCCAGCCCCCCAGGAGGCCACACCACCAGTGCCGAGCCGCAGCCGCAGCCGCGCCCAGTCCACCGCGCTCGCCCCCAAGCCCGTGACCGAGCCCGCCAGGGTGGTGGTCACGGAGAAGTTCTCCCTGGCCGGGATGGAGATGCCCCTGGCCGTGGAGATGACCGACCGCCCCCTGTCCGTCCTGGAGGGGATCATCCAGAAGGGGATGGAGACGGTCGTCCAGGTCGGGGCGGCCCTGATCGAGATCAACGTGCGCGGGCTCTACAAGGAGGCCGGGTACAAGACCTTCCCCGAGTACACCCGTGACCGCTGGGACATCTCCAAGTCCCGCGCCCACCAGGTGATGCAGGCCACGAAGAACACCAAGGCGCTGGAGGACGCCGGGGTGCCGAAGAACCTGATCCCCACCAACGAGGCGACCCTGCGCCAGCTGACCCCGGTGGTCAACACGGGGAGCGCCGCCGACATCATCGCCACCGCCCGCGAGGCGGCCAAGCTGGGCGGGGGGAAGGCGACGGCCGAGAGCACCCGCCTCGCCGTGCAGAACGTGACCGGGGTGGAGCGCCCCGTCACCTCGTCCGCCCCGGTGACGCAGCGCACGGCGGCGGCCCGCGCCCAGTCGGCGCAGGCGGCCAGGGCGAACACCTCCGCGCCGAGCCCGCGCCCGGCGACCCCGCTGGCCGAGCCTCAGGCCGACGACGTGAACGGCGGGCGGGCGATCCTGGCCCAGGCCATCCGCGCCTTCACCAAGGGGACGTTCGTCCGCGCCGACACGGAGAAGCTGGGCACCGTCGAGATGATGCGCCTGCTCCGCAAGTACTGCGAACTGTGGCTCTCGCAGAACAACAACGTGGTCAAGCGCATCGTCGGTGACCCGACCGGGCCGGAGAGCGATGTCCAGCCCGAGCCGGGCGCCACCCAGCAGAAGGGCGAGAAGTCGGCCGACTTCGCCAAGCGGGTGCTCGCCAACCCCAAGGCGTACGACACCACCACGGTGACGTGGGCCAAGGCGCTGTCCGCCGTGCCCGCCAGCAAGGAGGAGGCCGACGCCAAGGCGGTGGTTTCTGCCCCGGTGGCCCCGGCCGTCGAGGCCCAGCCCGCCCCCCGCAGCCGGAGCCGCAAGGCCCCGGCGGTCAGCCCCGAGGCGCAGGCGCTGATGGACGCCACCGTCGCCGCCCGCCCCCAGACCGGGCAGCAGCAGCGCCGGGCCAGCCGGAAGGCGACCGCCGCCTAACGAGAGGAGTACCGCATTGAGCGACAACCAGGACTGGTTCGCCATCGCCCGCACCCGGCGGCTCACCGAGAGCCGCCGGGCGCCCCGCCCACCCGAGTACCAGCCCAGCATCCCCCGGGACGACTTGGGCAAGGCGCTCAAGCAGGTGATCACCAACCTGCGGATGGAGCGGGACCTCAACGACCAGCGGGCGGCCGCCGCCGTGGGCCTCGAAGCTCAGGAGGTCGTAGTGGCCGTGGCCGCCGTCGCCCAGCGGGCCGCAGTCGAAGATCAGGTACCGGTCGCCGCTGCGCTGGACAAAGTAGCCCGCGTCGGGGAAGGAGGCGTGGCGCTCGGGCGGCCGGCCGCTGCGCCCCGCGAGCGCGAGCAGCTCCTCGTAGCGGCCGCCGTCGCTGTCGGAGAGCATCGGGATCTGGCCGTCCGGGCGCCGGCACTGCGCGGCGAAGTCGCACGCGCGGGCGAGCTTGTCGTCGAACCCGGGCGGGAAGGTGACGCCGTACCGCCGGCCGTTGTGGCGGGCGCCGAGCAGCGAGCGCAGGGCGATCATGTGGTAGTGCGTCGAGCACTCGCAGTGGACGCCGTCGGGCAGGACATCGGCCAGCAGGTTCTCGTGCAGGGCCCCGATCGCCTCGGCGAGCAGATCGCCGTCGGGATCGAGCGCCGGGAACGCGAGCGGGACGAGGAACAGCGTGTAGAGCTCGAACGTGCGGTGGTTCCGGGCGGGCGTCAGGTTCGCCCGGATGAAGGTCGCTTGCCCGGCGACGCTCCGGACGATCTCCTCGTCCAGCCCAGGAGCAAGCCCGCGGAAGGCCGGCGCCGCGGCGAACCGCTGCCAGGCGTAGATCCAGTTCTGCACGCGTCGGGCGGCGACGTCGCTCGAGTCCCAGCCGACCGGCACGCGCCGGATCCAGGAGCCGACGAGCCCCTCCCACGCCTCCAGGTAACTCCGGTCGCCGGTCTCCGTGAACGCGTGCGCCAGGTCGAGCCCGTCGTAGAACTTGCTCCAGGCGATCCGCCACTCCTCGTCGGTCGGCAGGGCCGCGCCGGTCCAGTCCGGCTCGGTGCCGAGCTCGAGCTCCTGGCCGAAGTACCGGAAGCGGCCCGCGCGCACGGCGTCGGCCACCTCGCGGTCCCGGTGCTCGTGCTCGATCACGCAGTAGACGGGCCGCCGCACGACGCGGCGCCCGGCGAGCGCAAGCTCCGACACGGCGGTCAGGCCGTCGCCTCCCGGAAGAGGGTCGCCAGCTCGCGGGCGAGCCGGTCGCCGTCGAAGCGCTCGCGGACGGTCGCCTCGGCGCGACGCCCCAGCGCGCGGGCGAGGCCCGGGTCGCGGTAAAGGCGAGCGAGCGCGTCCGCAACGGAGTCGGGATCCTCGGGCGGCACGAGGATGCCGTTGGTGCCGGTGACGGGCTCGAGGAAGAACGCCGCGATCTTGTCTGCGCCTTCCATCTGGATCGTCTCTTCAATGCGGGCTAGCGCATCCTCCGTCGATTCCCATCCGCGCTGGACGCCGTGATACGGGTTCAGGACGTGGACGACGCCCGGAATGCCCGGCTCGGCGGGCCGATCGACCACGACACCGCCCACCTGTACCAGGCGAGTCGGCACCGAGGGCAGGCTCAGCACGCAGCGCTCGACGCCCAGCTCGGCGTAACGGTCCAGGTCCGGACGTTCCCGGCTCGCCCCGAAGATCGAGACCGGCACCGGCCCACGGCCGCGCCGGCCGGCGAGCTTCCCCAGCTCGACGATCTGGCTCTCGACGAGCGCGGGATCGCCGTTCCGAGGGTTCGGGAACCAGCCGTCCCCGTAGTCGAGCACGCGCTCGAGGACGCCGCGCCCAGTGCCGCCGACGAGGATCGGCGGGTGGGGCTGCTGCACAGGCTTGGGCCACGAGTGGATCGCGTCGAAGTCGACGTAGCGGCCGTGGAACTCGGCGGGGTCGTCGGCCCAAATCGCCTTCATCGCGAGGATGCGCTCGCGCATGAGCGCGAAGCGAGAACGCGGGTCGGTGCCGTGGTTCGCCA